TCCGTCGTCCCACTGAGAGATTGCCTGGGTGGTGCACTCGAGTGCCGCCGCCAGACCGGAGATGCCGCCGAAGTGTTTAATGACGTCGCTGAGCTGATGCATGCCCCCGAGCGTAAATCCACTTACTATTTTCGTCAAGTCTCCTTACTCACGCCAGTCCGAAGGCGTAAGTACACTTACAAATGTGACAGTAAAGAAAAAACGTGAGCGCGATCCCCGTGCGATCATTCGCGGGATCAAGATCAGGGAAGCCCGCATGGAGCGCGACCTATCGCAGGAAGCTGTTGCCAAGGCGTTGGCCCTAAAAAGTCGCGAGGCTGTCTCGCAATGGGAACGTGGCGACGTAGGCGAACTCGAGCGAACCAACCGGCTCGGGCTATGCAAACTGCTTGGTTTTGAGGAACGCGAGCTACTATTGGACCCGGACAGCGCTCCCCCGGAGTTCGAAATGCCACTCAGTCGTGAGGCGAAGAGCGTTGCTTATCGGTGGGATGACCTGCCCGAGACTCTGCGCGGATGGCTCAAGCAACGGATGTCAGAAGCCGAAACAATGCAGCGCAAGTCACCAGGGCTCGCGAAGCATGTTTTCCCTGAATTAGACGACCCGCCGAAGCCAAAGAAAAAGCCCTAGTGCACCGCGTCATAGGGAACGGATTCACCTTTTTGCGCCCTCGAACGTAAGCATACTTGACATTCGGCGTAAGCCGATTTACGCTTCGTCTCACTCGCTGGATCACCCAGCGCGGAGGCTGAAGTGAACATCCGACTGACTCGCACCCGATACGACGGCTACCGCTGGGCGGTGTGTGCCCGCGGTTCGTGGAAGGCTCTGATGGTCTTTCGGACGCTGGCGGATGCACAGGCGGTGCTCTCGTGAGTATCCGCTCCCAGAGCAGGAGCGCCTCACCAGCCGAGAAACTGTTCGAGATGCTGCCGGCGAGTCTGGTCGGCGCCGCGATCATCAACGGCTGCCGGCTGTCACTCGATTCGAATCCGGAGATGGCGTGGCGTGCGTTGAGCAATCTCTGGACGGTCATCGCACCGGCGCTGCTGCCTGCCTTGTCGGAGAAACCACAAAGCGAACTGGCCTGCGCCGCTGTCGTGATTGAAGCCTATTTCGGCTGCGACGGCGACTGGAAACGCATGGAACGCATACTCTCAACGAGCGCGATGGCGCAGACGCTCATGCCTGAAGCGTTGCTCAACGCGTTCGTGTCCAAGCTCGGCAAATCATTCTTCGAGTTTGGCGAGAAGCTGAGCCGAGAGGAGAAAGCCAAGTGAGCACCCGGAGTCAAGAAAACTCGAAACCCACTCAGGCGTTCAAGTTCGGCGCCATCGAGTTCAAGACTCACGGCTACGGTGTGTTCTTCGCGAGCGAGAAGCTCAAGGCGCGGATTCAGGCTCTGTCGCCTGATGAGTTGCGCGCCGCGAACAAAGCCGCGTGGAAGGAACGGCGTGCGGCCGAGCGTGGCATGGAACGCGCGTCGTGCATGTCGCTCTGGGACGGGCAGGCCCACGACTACTCGGTTGCGAAAGACATCTGCACCCTGACGTGGCGCGTGTTGAACGGAGCCGCAATCCATAACTGCGGTGGCGTGGGGAGAAAATTAGTGCCCCCTTCAGGCGCCTCCACCTCGGAAGCCCTGTCGTGACCCCGAAATTCCCGAAGGTCAAGGTCTGCCTGAGCGGCACTGACGGCAATGCGTTCTTCGTGATTGCGCGCGTGGCCGATGCCCTCGCCAGAAAGGGTAAGGCCACCGAAGAGCAACTAGTCGCCTTTCGCAAGGAAGCGATGAGCGGTGACTACGACAACGTGCTGCTCACGTGCATGCGCTGGGTGCGCGTGTCATGAGTAATTCCGCGTCAAGTGTAGAAGATTCCAACTCACCACCGCTGCCCACGACTTCGCACGCGAGCGTAGTTCGCCATTCGCTTGGCCGGGCTCGCGAGTATATGACGCTGGCCATCACCGAGCTCGAGGCTGCCATCGCAGCGGCCTGCTACCTGACCCCAACACTCGAGCTGCTGCGTCAGCTCCACATCGTGCGCACGCAGGCCCAGACCGCTGACCTATGGGCTGCGTCGGCTGAATCGCATGTGCCAAAGAAGGTGGCGCCGTGACAGTCCGTTCCCACACCGAGATCGGAGGTGCGCGATGAGCAGCCTCTACGAATGCCACAAAGTTCTCACGAACGGCGTCGGCAAATGTTCGCGGCCGTGCTGGGATGGCTACGGCATGCCCAATGGTTTCTGCGATGAGCCCGCATATGGGCCGCAGGAAAAAGGGCAAACATGTAGCTCGCTCTATGTGCCTGCGCTCGCGTGCTATCGGCATGGCGGACCCAAGGCTCCGGTCCCGGATGATCTTGAAAGCCCGGAGAAACAAGCATGAAAGTGCTCATCGCTTGGAGCGAGCTGACCCACTTCCAGAAGACCGTCGAGATGACCGAGGAAGAGTTTGCGGCGTGGGATAAGCGGCTCGACGAGAACCCGCGCTCAAAACTCCGGTTGTTCGACGAACAGAAACTCGCGCTCGCTCAGGCCGATGACTGGGACGAGATTGAGATCGATAGATTCGAGGCTGCGCCATGAACGCCCGCGTGAAGCCGACCATCGATCTCAACGAAGCCTACGAGCTTACGCGCCTTAGCTTTCCGAAGGGCTGGCGCATGCCGCCCACGAACGAGATCGACCGTCAGCGGGCTTCGAGCGATGCCGAGGATCGCAAGCGCGAAGACTCAGAGTTGGATCTGGAGTACTGAACCATGATCACCGCCAAAGATGCGCAGGCCGCATTCACACCCACAGTGCTTGCCGGTGTGAATCTCTCACAAGCCGAGACCTTCATCGGCATGAGCGACAGCGAGCTAAATCTCGTGATCGATACGCTTGCGCTCGATGTGCGCACCAAACGGGAAGCCGCGCGCTTGGCCATGGATACGCTCGCGGCAGCCCTCGTGGTCGCGGAAGGGAGAAAGGAACATGGCTGACGTTGCGAAACAAGCTGAAGAACTCGAAGTCCTGACTGTCGACGTTCAGGCGCAGGTCGAAAAGTTTGGCGCGGATGCGCTGGCAACGATCGATCGCCTGCAGAAACAGAACAGGCTCATGCGCCATCTGCTGATGCAGGCCGCGATGGCCATGATGCTCCAGCCAACGAACCGGCTGATCGAGAAGTGGCTGAAGGAATATGCGGAGGTGTGCGGTGAATGATTCGCTCCCTGACGATCTCCAAATCCCGGTTTTCGCAGAGTTTGCGAAGATCGCGCGTCTCAATCGTGAAGTTATCGTTACCGAGAAGATCGACGGTACGAACGGGCAGGTTCATATCCGCCCGGCCGAAGGCTCTCGGTTGGAGCATGGCTACGATTGCCAGATTGATGTCGCCGGTGTGCCGCACTTCTTACGCGCCGGTTCACGCAATCGCTGGATCGCGCACGTGGGCGGCGACGACAACAACGGGTTCGGCCGCTGGTGCTATCAGCATGCTCACGAGCTGGCTGCGCTAGGCGCGGGCGCGCACTTCGGTGAATGGTGGGGCTCTGGCATTCAACGGCGCTACGGCCTCACAGAGAAGCGCTGGAGCCTGTTCAACGTAGGCCGCTGGAAAGATCCAGGCGATTCGTTCGCGCCCGCTGACGCCGTTCTCGTTCCGCAGTGTTGCAACGTCGTGCCGATCCTCGCGCGAGGCGTGGGGATGGCCTGCATCGACGAAGCGCTAGCCCTGCTCCGCGTGAATGGTAGCTACGCAGCGCCCGGCTTCAAACAGCCTGAAGGCGTCGTCGCATTCCACACCGCATCCCGAGGGCTGTTCAAAGTGACGCTGGAGCGCGATCAGGAACCGAAGAATCGGAGGGAAGGCTAATGGCTCTGGAGTCCAATGATGAGCGGAGCCAAGCTATCGCGCTGGCAAACCGGCTGCTCGATGAGCCGAACTGCGACCCGGACGATGATCTGCGCACGCTATCGCGGTGGCTGATCCGCAGGGACGAGGGCGCCGAGTATCAAAAGAAACGCGCTGATAAAGCATGCCTTGCACTGATGATGATTCGCGAGGGCGCTGCGGATCATCAGCGGTTCGCGGCAGAGACGCTCACCGCACTACATGACCTCAAGGAGCCGACATGATGCTCGCAGCCTGGTGCTCAGCCGCACTCATTCTGCTGGTGGCGATCGTCAGTTGCATCACCTCGCACGAAGAGCGCAAGCGAAAGAAGAACGTCCGTGTGCGCCGCGAAACGCTTTGGGCGCGCACGAATCGATACCACGAAGACACTCACTGAGGAATCTATGCCGCATTACCGGATTACTGTTCAGCCAGCCAAGACCGATACAGCAGTCACGCGCATTGTGGACGCCAAGAATCAGGCGCGCGCCATCGCGCACGTGGTGGCCGATACCGTCACCTGCACGCTTGCCGAGCCGGCCGACTTCATGGCGCTGGCGAAGGCTGGCGGTGATATCGAGATGGCGAAGGAGGATGCGTGAGCGTCATTGTGAAACAGGACGGCACGCTGGCCACGCGCGATCAGGCGCCAGTCGCCAGCTTGCTCGAGGTGATCAGCCGGGCCGCATCCGACCCGTCCGTGGACATCGAGAAGATGGAACGTCTGATGGCGATGCACGAGCGCATCACCGCGCGCCAGGCTGAGGCCGCATTCAGCGCCGCCATGTCGGCCGCGCAGGCGGAGATGAAGCGGGTGTCGGCCGATGCCACCAATCCCCAGACGCGCAGCGACTACGCCTCCTACGGCAAGCTGGATAGCGTCCTGCGGCCGATCTACACCCGGCACGGGTTCTCGCTGACGTTCAGCGATGGCGAGACCGCGAAGCCCGAACACGTTCGCGTGGTGTGTCTGGTGCGTCATACGGCTGGCCACAAAGAGACGCACTGGAAGGATATGCCCGCCGATGGCAAGGGCGCCAAAGGTGGCGACGTGATGACGAAGACGCACGCGGCCGGCGCGGCCCAGCAGTACGGCATGCGCTACCTGCTAAAGGGCATCTTCAACGTCGCCATTGGTGAGAACGACAACGACGGCAACGGCGCCGAAGAGGCCATTACCGAACAGCAGGCCGCCGATCTCATGGCTCTGTGCACTGAGGTTGGCGCGAAGCCCGAGCGGTTCCTGAGCCTGTTCTGCAAGGTCGGCAGCTTTGGGGAAATCGCGGCGAAGGATTTGGATTCATGCGTCGCTGAGTTGCGCCGGTTCGGACGTGAGAAGCAGCAGGCGAAGCCGAAATGATCGAGTACTTCAACTGCGAGCAGAACAGCCCGGAATGGCTTGAGCTCCGGCGCGGGATCATCACGGCATCGATGTTCAAGACCGTGATGGCTCAGGGCAAAGCGAAGGGCGAGGATTCGAAAAGCCGTCGCGAGTACATGTTAAAGCTCATGGGAGAGCGCCTGACGGGCGACCCTATGTACATGTACCAGAATGACCACACGGAGCGCGGACACGAGCAGGAGGCTGAGGCGCGCGACAGGTACGCGTTTATCACCGACCTCGAGCCGCAGCCGATGGGGTTCATCAAGAACCATGGGGTCGGCTGCAGCCCTGACAGCCTCATTGGCGACGATGGGATGCTCGAGATTAAAACCAAGCTGGCGCACATCCAGCTCGACGTGCTGTTGGCCGGAAAGATGCCCGCTGCACATCTGGCTCAGGTTCAGGGCCAGTTGTGGGTCGCATGCCGTAAGTGGTGCGACTTCGTTTCATATTGTCCCCGTCTGCCGCTGTTCAAGATTCGCGTGTTCCGCGACGAACTCTACATCGACGGCATCGCCAAGGCGGTCGACCTGTTCGAGCGCGAGATGGCGACTCTGATGGAAGCGATCCAGCCCAAGAAGGCGGCTGCGTAATGTCCCGCATGTACCTCACCAAGACGCTCTCCGGGTTCATCCCTGCGGATGATGCGAGCCGTGAGGCGTGGAAGCGATTCAAGAACGGCGAGCAATACCGCGCTGACGTGGTGAAGCCCCGCAACTACCAGCACCACAAGCTCTGCCTGGCGTTGCTCAATCTCACGTACGACAACCTGCCGCACGAGTTCGAGGAGCGCTACCCAACGTTCGACAGCTTCCGGTACGCGGTGGCGAAGAAGGCCGGGCACGTCGAGGAGTTCGTAGATCTCGACGGCGAGATCTCCGTACTGCCGAAGAGCATCAGCTACGACGCGATCCCGGATGACGTGGAGTTTGGCCGGGTGATGGCCGCGATGATGACCGTGTGCGCCCGCATTCTCGACATGGCGGAGTCCGAGCTCGCCGGCGAAGTCTGGCGGTACGCAGACGAGCACTACGGGCGGGCAGCATGAACCTCCGCAATCTCGCGCGCGGCATGCCCTGTCAGATCCGGATGCCCGGCGTCTGTAATGGCAACCCCGAGACCACCGTGCTCTGCCACCTGCGCATGTCGGGCATCAGCGGCATGGGCCTGAAGGCGAACGATCTGCTCGGCGCCTGGGGCTGCTCTGACTGCCACCGCTACGTCGATACGCACGGCATCGATGGCCGCACCGCCCTGCTCGAAGGCATGGCACGCACTCAGGCGTTGCTGCTCGAGCGCGGGTACGTCCACGTAATCCGCAACAAGTCCGAAGCACTACGGAGCGTCGAATGAGCGTCACCAAAGAGACGATGGACTGCTATCGCGTTCGTGCAAAGGGCGAATGGGCCACCATCTGCGTGCGCGAGTGGACAGTTGGGGACTGCCAGCTCACCAGCGAGAAAGTCCGCTACTGCGGCGAGATCCTGATTCATTCGACCTTCGGGAGCTGGGGCAACTCATGGACCCATTGCGGCTGTCGCTTTAAGAAGTTCCTCTCTTTCGTGGATTTCGACTACATCTTTACGAAGTTCATGGGCGGCGACCTGCATCGATTCGACGGCGAGAAGTCGCTCGAAGCGCTTCGCAAGCGCCTGATCGAATCGCGGCGAGATCGCTCACTCGACAAGGACGATGCTCGCGATCTATGGCAGGCCATCAGCGAAAACTCAGATTCGTTGCGCAGTCGATCCATAGAGCTGTGGGTTGAGGTGCTGTGTCACGTCTCATCGGACAGCCTAAGTCGTGATGTAAAGCGCTTCCTCGAAGAGCCGTGGAATCTGACTCTCAGTTCCGACGATCAATCGGCTGTCGGCTTCTGGCGCGACCTGTGGCCCGAGTTCAAGACGGCTCTTCTGTCGGAACTTACGCCTGCAGTAGAGACGGTGTCATGACCGGAGCGGAGCCTATGTTCTCTGTCGAAGAGCTGCGAGACATTTCGGATGCGCTCTCGAGCCACGCAGACAAACTGCTTACGCTCTATCGAAAGCCGACACCGGCAGAGTATGAGCGGATCGGACGATTGTGGACCCTTCGGGCCAAGGTGATCTGTCTAATCAATGGCGAGGGAATCGCCAAGGAGAAGGATCATGCTGATTCTGACGTTTCGACTGGAGGAAGACGCAGTGATCACGCTACCTGACGGCAGGGAGATTGGCGTCGTGTTCCTTGGAATGACGGGCTATCGCGACAGGAACGCCCGCGTCGGCTTCATCGCTGATCGAGATATTGTCATCGATCGTAGAGCGATCTACGAACGGAAGCTGAGAGGGACGCTGGTGAATGGCAACGTGACGGAGACCATACCGTGAATCCGGAGAGCACCGATCTCGTTAGCACGAAAGCGCGTATGGAAGCGGTTGCTGCGAAGCTCTGTCATGCAGTGCATCGCGATACCGAACAAGTGCCTACATGGGAATGGATCAACGAAAAGTCGCTCCGTATATGGAATGCGGACGGCTCGCCAATGATGACTTTGCATTTGGAGTCTGTGCAATGACACCTTCGCTCCCTGCAGATCACCGCCTCGTAGAAAAAGCGTGGGAGGAGTTCATCGAGAAGCTGAGAGAGGCTGGGGATGGCAACTACAATGACGTGAAGGAACTTCAGGCTCTCTGTCTCAGGGCGCATTACGACATGGAAGACCTATACGCGCAGCTTATGACGGCGCGCGATTGTCTCAACGCAATCAAAGCCGGCGCAGTCGAAGGTCTTGAAGCGGTTTCCTCCGCGCTAGAGTGCAAGCCATGACAGACCTGAAGACCTCAAAGGATGAAGTCCGCTGCGAGCGATGTGGCGGGCTCGCGCGCCGGCAATTGATGGGCACATGGATTTGCGACGCATGCCAGTCCAGCGTGATGCCACCAATGCCGCCGCTCTCGGATGAAGAATTGCGTTTTGCAGATGACGACTTCGATGCGGCCTACTCGAAGCCACAAGACACGCAGGTGCTCGTGCTGCGCTTGGTTCGGGAAATCAAGCGTCTGAGGTCCGTTCCCGAGACGACTCCGGATTGCCACGGGCTCGACAACGCCCGACAGGTGTTCTTTTACGAACAGGACTTCTACGTCCTGTCGAACTTCTCCGCGTTCATGATCCAGTGCAACGGCATTATGTTCCCCACATCAGAGCACGCCTATCACTGGGACAAGTTCCCGGACGATCCGCTGAAGCAGCGATCGATTCAAGTCGCCAGCTCCGCTCACGATGCATTCAAGATGGCCGAGCGCTGGAAGCAATATCGCCGGCCCGACTGGGACGAAGTGAAGGTCGGCATCATGCGCGGCATCCTGCGCCTGAAGGTCGGGCAGCACGAGTACGTGCGCCGCAAACTGCTGGCGACCGGCGACCGCGAACTGATCGAGAACTCGTGGCGCGATGACTTCTGGGGCTGGGGCGAGAACCACACCGGCAAGAACATGCTCGGAAAGCTCTGGACGGAGATTCGCGCCGAGTGTAGAGCCGCAGTGAAAACAACACCAAGCTATGATGGGGCTACGCCCGTGCGCGCGAGCACGGCGGAGGTTGTACTACCGAACACGGCCGAATCGACGGCTAGCCCCGTCCACCCTCTTGCCGAATTGGTCCGCGAGGCCATCGATCATATGGGGGCTTGGGAATACGACGATTTACGTAACTGGCGACAGCGCGCGGAGTCTGCACTCGGTGAGAGCGAGTCTTGACCTCTATTTTTATCAACGAAGGAGATTCGAAGTGATAACACCGACGATTGGCCGAGTAGTTTGGGTAATCCGCCCACGCGATTCGATGGACATCAAGCAGCCCGAAGTGGGATTCGTGACGTACGTTTTCAATGACCACATGATCAACGTCGCCGGTTTCAACGCCAACGGCACGCCTTTCTCGATCACGTCGCTGACTCTCGTTCAGGACGACGAGCCGAAGCCTGAAGGCAACTTCGCTTGCTGGATGCCGTACCAGAAGGGGCAGGCCGCCAAGACTGAAGCGGCAGAAGCAGCGGCGGCGCGATGACCACCAGAGCCCGTGACTGGTTCGCCGACGAACACGAGTTTCGCCAGTTATGCGGAGACGCGCAGTCTCAGGCTGTGGGCGAAAGCTCGCAGGACTTCGCGGCGGAAATGGTGATCAAGGCGAAAGAGCACGGGCTCGAAACCTACGTCAGTGAGAAGCAGCTCGCGTGGCTGTGCAAGCTCGCTGACTGGGATGTGCCGAAGAAACGGTCCGTTCCCAATGGATCTTCGGAGGCGCGGTGAAACCTATTCCAGTTCATGTCGGCCGAAGCATCGCCGAGCAGTACGGATACGATCAGGTCGTCATCATCGCCCGCCGTGTTGATCGCGAGGGCGAGCCCGGTGGCGAGCACTGCACGACATATGGGCGCGACAAGGCCAACTGCGACGTGGCGGCCCGCATCGGCCACTTCTTCAAGCACAAGCTGATGGGTTGGCCGGAACAAGACAGCGCATCGGCGGAGCCCAAGTGAGCTACGAATCTGAAAAGCGCTGCTGCAGTGTGTGCGACCGGCAGAAAGTCTGCCATGTGTGCGGCGTTCAAACGCTGATGGCGTGCTCCGACTGCCGCATGAACTTCAAAGCCGTGGTTTACGTTTGCATCAAACCCGCCTGCCGCGATGCGCATGAGCGTATGTGTTTCGGGCCGGGGCCAGATGAATCACGAGTAACCGTGTCCTGTAGCGAAAAGCCATGACCATCTACGCCGATCGTATCAGCGATGATTGGGCGAACATCCCGATACTCTCGCTTGAGGAGCTGGCGAAGCTGCCGGCATCCGAGCAGTTCGACTCGGGTATCTATTTCCTCTGGGGCGGCAGCGAACTCCTGTACATCGGCAAGTCGCGGAACATTCCAGACCGCATCCAGAGGCTGACGCAGGCTCGGCGCGGCTCGCCGCTTTATCAGGCGAGCCACAAAGCTGTTCCATTCGATAGGCACACGGCGTTGGTTCTAGAGAAAGGCCAGTTTGCAGAGCCGGGGTTGGATACGAAACTGCAACTCCATGAACGTGCATATATCAACGCGCATCGACCGCCGTACAACATCGATCGTGCGAGCGGACTGACATGAGCGAAGACATCATCGAGCGCATCCGCAACGCCCGCCTGGTATGGGCGATGGTGTGCGAGTGCCAGTGCAAAGCCTGCGACGAGTTCTATGCCGTACTCCAGCGGATCTGCAAGGATATACCCACTCCAGACTTGCGTGCGTGCAAGCACGAACATGGGAGTGGCGTCATGGACATGAATGGCAACGGCGAATTCACGTGTCACGAATGCGGGCACGTGCAGAAGATCGGCCGCGGCTCACTTCCTAACTCAGCTCCAGATACATGAGCACTTACGAAAAAGCTGTTTTTGATTCGAGGACGCGAAGCTGGCGCCTTCTGCGCCGCGAAGGCCATTGGTGGCTGCGCTTGATGGGATGGAGGTTTTGCAGATGACAAATCTCGACCTCATAGGCTGGCTATGGCAGCGAGCGAACCTTATCGAGACTGATATTGTCGTATGCGAGAAGTTAGATGCGGCTGCATCTGAACTGGAGCGTCTGGCCGCCGAACTAGCCCACCGCGAGAAATACGCCGAGCAGATGAACGAGGTGCTGAAAGAGATTGTCGCCGGAGCGAACAGTGCAGAAGAGCCAGTGCCGGAAACTCTGTGCGGACCGATTGCCGATGCCGAAAGGTTTCTTACCCGGCTCGCTGTCGAACCTCCATCAGCGCCGAATCAGATCACCATCGGCCACCTGCACGCCTACATCGGTTCGGATGGCGGGCTCACGGTGCAGACACCAAGCGGCGAGGATTACGCGACCTTATCGCTGGATGACACTCGCGCCTTTCTGCAATGGCTGCGAGCACAAGACGAACCGCAGTCAGGTGGATGCATTCACTGTGAGGATGAGCACTGATGGCAAATCAGGTGAAGCGATTCGGACTCGGTCTGACCGACGAAGACCTGCAGGAATCGGCCGTAGGGCCATACGTGCGCTACGACGACATCAAGCACCTGCTACAGGACGAACCGACATGTTGCACTGATTGCCTAGAGAAACCCGGGTCGGATGGGAAAATTCGCCACAAGGCTGGATGCTCTGTCGAATGGGTCGAACCGCCAGCGCCTCGCGATGTCACCGTGCCAACGCTGCCCACTGGGCCGCTAACGCCTGAGCTGATCGAGACCGCAAGAAAGATATGCCACGAGGCTGGGCTGGAGCTAGGCGAACCGACAGATGACCTACGCGCTCGCCACGAGCGTCTGCTGGAGATCGAGGCAGAGCCTATGAGTCAAGCCGGTTCGCCGGCATTCGAACCGTCGGGCGATCCGCCAAAGGCCCAGCACAAAAACTGGTGCGCGTATCTGCCGTGTGACTGCGGCGCTTTGAATCTGCAGTCTGAACCGCCGCCGCCCCCGATGGGAGTTATCGGTCCGGTATCAATCTCCTACAGCACAGCGCACGAGGCACTCAGTGCGATGAAACAACTGGCAAAACAGGGCGCCTACAACAATCTCTTCACGGATGACGCCAGTTTTGTCACGCAGGCCCTCTCAGAGCTTGAGATGGCGGTCGCGCTCCAGCGAGTCTCTCAGAACCCGGGAAAGGACCCCAGCAATGAATGAGACAGTGAAGTGCTCGCAGTGCCAAGAGCGTACGGCAAGGCATAGATTCTCTGAGGAAAAGAACCTGTGCTGCGAGTGTTACGTGAAGGCTGGAAACCCGCCATCTGACTGGCATCCTGACTGCATGAGGACCTTTGGAGAGATCAAGAGCGGAAACGGTGATGGTTGAGTGCGTTCAATGCGGAAAGGCCAGCCACAACAGCGACAACTGCTGGCAGCCGGGGGAAGTCTGCGTATGCGGATTTATCTTCTGCTGTTCCGTCTCATGCGCTGAGAAATGGATCGAGGCGAACTTGAACGAAGAGACGAGGCGAACGAGCGACCCTGAGTGGGTGATGTGGGTATGCCCTCCTGAGAACCGAGGGAGTGCGCCATGACTGATCGCGAGATTATCGCTTTGATGGCTGCGTCTATATGGCCGGCGATAGATAACAGCAATTCCACACTGACCAGCCGCGAGCTGGCCGTAAACGTCGCTCGCGATCTGCTCAGAGAGGTAGATCGGCAGATGCCGGATAGGGGCGATGAGAACCGGACATGAAAGCCGAATTCTTCACACCTCGACAGCAGGATGGGTGGCGCTGCTATTTCGCGTTGGTCCGTCACTCGCGTACTTTCCTGAGTATCGAAGGCGGGCCAACTGCGATGAAGCTCTGGGACTTCAGTTGCTGTAGGCATGGGCTGCGCGTAGCACTGGGGAAGGCTCGCGTGTATGCCCAATGGTTACCTGAGAGAACCACTCCGAGTCAGGGGGAATAGTGGAATACAAACGAACAAAAGATGGGGCCGGCACGATCTACCACTGGGTGGACTCCGAGATGGTGATGGTGATCGATACCGTCACGGGCGAACCGCAGAGGATCGCTGGCAATTTCACGGGCCACATCGATGATGCCCTGAAATACGTCGAGATGAGGCCGGGTTGGGAGACGCGGCTAGCCATTGTTCGTATCCCCTGCATCCGTGCGTTCGTTTGCGGGCAAGAGTCACCTGCAGAGCGTCGAGACACGAGAACCTCCGGTGACCTATGACCACGTACTTTGACAAAGAAATCGAGGAAGCACTTCGGAGCGGGTGGACCGGACTGGAGTGTGCCTGCGCCGGCTGCAAAGACAAAGCGCCCGATGGGACCTGTCCCTGCGGGCAGCGCTGCCGGTGTCGCTGCACGCTTCCCCACCGAGTCGCCGAGATGAAGGAACGGCAGGACGATATCGATCGTGTGCGCGCCAAAATGCAGCGAGAGGAGAAATCCGGAGCGGATACATGATCGATCGCTATACCGTCAAGTGGTTCGCGCTCGTAATAGGTGGCCTGTTCGTGGCCACATTCGTGTACGTGCTGTTGAAACCATTCCCGCATTGGGATTGGGGTGTTGGGTCGATGATTTCGTTTTTTGTTGGTAGATATGTAGAGCGTCGATCACCAAGTCAGGAGAAAGTATGAGCAATCACAGCAGTTATCCGGGCGATAGCCCGATTCCGGAATTCGTGAAACGCTTGATGCAAGAACCACTCATCGGGGCGACAGGCACGCATCCGCAAGGAAGGCTCACGCCTCACGACGAAGGGGCGATTCAGTTTTCCATCGGCACGAAGGATGGGAAAGTCTGCATCGACTTCGGCACGCCTTGCACATGGATCGGGATGCCACCGAAGCAAGCCATGGAATTGGCGCACCTTCTGGTGAGGCATGCCAGAGAGGCAGCACGGAAGACTGGCGAGGTTCTGAGCTTCATCCTATGAGCAAGCCGATTCTGTGCCTCGATTTCGACGGCGTGATTCACAGCTACACGAGCGGCTGGAAAGGCCCGCGCAACATTCCAGATCCACCAATGCCCGGCGCGCTCAACTTCATCAGCGATGCGATCGAGGAAGGCTGGGATGTCGTGATCCACAGCAGCCGCGCGCGCTACTTCGGCGGCATCACCGCTATGCGCAACTGGCTCAGGACGCACGCAGGCAATCAGTGGGACACGATGGGACCGAGCTTGTGCGACGTGCGCTTTGCTCGCTGGAAGCCGCCAGCGGTCATCATGATCGACGACAGGGCTGTGCGCTTCGAGGGTGTCTGGCCCAGCGCAAAGAGTCTGCGCACATTCAAACCATGGAAACCGCAACAAGATAGCTGAACTTCAAATGGCAGAACTCGCAGGCAAAGACTATTTCACCGTCGAGGAGGCGGCGGACTACGCTGGTCTTTCATACAGTCATTGGCGCGCCAAGGTGCAACCCGAGTTCCCACCGGGGCTATTCAAGGGCAAACTCCTCTACCGCCGGGCCGATGTGGCGCGCTTCATCGAAAACAACACGACGTGGCCACGATCTATTCTCGAGGAGCGTGCTGGTATCTCAACTGGTCGGAGAATGGGCGTCAGCATCGCAAATCGCTCGGGGAGATCAGCGAGCACGAAGCCGACACTCAGCGTCGTGCGAAAGAACTCGAACTCAGGACAGGCAAACGGATCTTCATCGCCTCCAAGCTCTTCGATGAGCACCGGCAGACCTACCTAGCCTGGCACCGTAGCGAGTTTCCGGACTCGCACTACCGCGTCGAGCAGATCGCTACCCAGCACTTCGGCGCCTTCGAAGGCAAGCCACTCTCCCAGATCCACAACACTGCCATCGAGCTCTGGAAAGCCGCACGCGTTCAGGTGGTGAGCCGCGAAAGCGTCGGCAAGGAATTCCGCACACTGAAGGCACTCCTGCAGAAAGCGGTCGAATGGGGCGAGATCGAAAAGAACCCCGCAGAATATGTTGAAGAGCCGCGCTCGCTCGAATCCGAGCCCATCCACTGGTATACGAAGGCTGAACTCGCAAAGCTCTACGAGCGTCACCACGGCCAAACGTGGAAGTTTCTCGCGAATACCGGCCTGCGCCGGACAGAAGCCAAGCAACTGCGTGTCGATCGGATCGACTTCAAGCGCAAAGTCGTGACGATCGTATCTACCGCAGGCGCTCGCACGAAATCGGGGAAGTGGCGCGAAATCCCGCTATCGGACAATGCCATCGCGGCGGCCCAGGCGCTCATCACGGAGCACGGCAAGACCGGCTTTGTTCTGCCGCGGATCGCAAGCGAGAGCCTGTCGAGGGCCTTCCTGAAGGACGTAGCGCGGCTGGGGCTGGGCGGGAGTCTCCATAGCCTGCGACACAGCTACGGCGCCCATCTCGTCATGGCGGGCGTCCCGCTGCGTTCGCTGCAGGTTCTGATGGGGCATGCGAGCTTCAAAACCACGGAGAGGTATGCCCATGTGGGCAAGGATCATTTGCGCGCGAAGGCCCGACGCATCAACCTGTGATGGTGTGCTGTTTTCGCAGCACTCTATAGCTCTCTATGGCAGTGATCTCTGTCCGCTACGTGATATCGCCTCTCCTACAGCCTCTAATGGCGTCCCCAAGGGGATTCGAACCCCTGTTACCGCCGTGAAAGGGCGAAATCATGGGGTCTCCATGTATTCAAATTTACTCAGCATGTGATATTTTCTAGCACACACTGTGCTGCTGGACGTGCTGGCCGATGGCGACTTTGTATGAAAGAAACGGCGTCTACTACGCGCAGTACAGTCGTAATAACCGCCAGTTCAGACACTCACTTCGAACACGAGATGAGGGAGAGGCGAAGCGCCAGTTAGCTGCCCTTACAGGGCGACGCGCTGATCTGGTCGAAACGCCAGCTTCTTATCCCAAGAATCCCGAGCTTCCTTGGCATGCACTCGTGGCCGAGGGGCTGTCACATTCAGGTTCGTGGCTGGCCGCGATGTACCAGCGAACTAAAGATCGCGCTACAAGCAAAAGAATCGCGTTCTACCTGACGAAAGACCAACTGCGCGAGATCGCATTGCGAAGTAAAGGCCGCTGCGAGTTCAGCTGCTCCCCATTCTCTTGGCAAAAACCCGAAGGGTCGCTTTTCCCGCCCTTCGCACCAAGCTTGGACAGGATTACTCCGAGACAGGGGTACAACGTCGGTAATTGCCGGCTGATCTGTTATGCCGCCAACGTCGCACTATCAGATTGGGGGCCTGAGCCGTTCGAACGCATTGCGGTTCACTACTTTCGCAACTTGGGGTATCACGTCTAGAGGGAAGTGACGGCTGAGCCGTCTACAGGTGACAGGATAGCCAAAAGGAATGGCAGAAAATGAAAGAGGCAGCAAAGATTGCCTTGGGGATTCTCGCCTTTATCGTCTTTATTCTGGTTCTTCTGGCGATCTACTGGGTGGGGATGTATCTGGGCGGGGACTTTACGGAGGCGTCTGGTTGAGTCCTGATGTACACTCCGCGAAACGGAGGTGCAGATGAAGGTCAAGACCATGGCGGAAGTCGCCGCAATGCTAAAGCGGTCGCGCGAGAATAAGAAGCTGGGGCTGCGTGAAGCTGCGCGCATGGCCGGCATATCCGTTGCCAATCTGTCGAAGCTGGAGTCTGGCGAGGCGGACAACCCGACTATGGTCACGATCGTTCGCCTGTCGCCGGTGCTTGGGCTGAGGCCTCGGGACTGGTTCTCAGAGCTGGGGAAGAGCATGGCTGAAGTCGAAGAGCTGGCGCTACGGAAGTTGTCCGAGGCCTTCGACCGATTCGTAGGCGCGTGCATGGACGAGAGCGGAAAGTCAAAGGCCCCGAGCGTTCAGGAATTGGCGAAGGCTCGCGGTTATCTGCCGCCGTATTGCCAAAATGCGTACAAGAAGCGATGAAGGAGGCGTCAGGGCCATGACGATACCTGAATTCCGCGCGCTATGTGGCGAGGTCGCGAGGGAAGGCGATTGGTGGGTCTACACCGAAAGCTTCCGCATCTATGACGACGAAACGCAGGAGCTTCACGATGTCGTCAACGACGGCATACGCGACGCCAGAGAAGCGATCAAAGAGGCGGGCTACGAGATCGATGAGAAGCAGACGGACAGCGACCACGATTCTGTCTGGATCTATTTCAGAGAGCCCGTCATGACGATCTCAAAAGTGCGACTGTCTGGCGAGACTCCGCCGGGCTTTCGACATCTGCCCATACCTGCAGCATCTGACAACATCGATCCCGAGGTGATCACTCTACCTGCCCTACAGCCGCCTCCGTACGTTCAGGCGCGCTTGAAAGTCAACGATCAGCTCACATGGGAATGTGAAGGGAATGGGCCCGGCCGCTGGTTCATCAACGATGTCGAGCAATTTCCATGATCCTGCTCACCCGCGACGGCCAGATCGTGATTCGCAGCCGCCACACCGTCGCGCCGACTGAAGAGCGCTATAGGTGTCTCACGGCGCGCGTAGACGAACTGTGCTCATCCGTGCGCGAACAGCCAGTAGGCCGCGATACACGCCATCCCAGCCCAGCCGAGATTGATGCGGGTGGACGGGACATTCAGCGCCGCGAGCACGAACAGCACGAAGGCGAAGACGAGTAAAACGAGTTGCCATGCCATGGTGATCTCCTAAAGCTGTGGCCGGATCTCCGCGATTAACGAGTTCAGTCGGGCAGCGTTCCCGCGGCACTCGGCGGCAGCGTTGACAAGTAACTCTCTAACGTCGACAGCGCTTCCAGACTGGCTGGCTTCAGGAGTGGCGGGTCGATCACGGGCTTCTGGCAGCTGACCACCACTGGCGGCGGGTCGGGACGCGGCGGCGAGCAACCGGCGCACAAGCTCCCGAGAGCGATCACGGTCAGCAGCGATAGCGGCAGTCTGGGTTTCGAGATCATGGAGAGTGGCCTGATTGTTGAGAGTGACCTTGTGCGTCTGCTCGATCTGCTGCTCCAGTACCATCCTTGCCGCATCCTGCGCCTTCAGGGCGGCTTCGGTCGACTGGGTCCGGTAGTTGGCGTATTGAAGATCCAACGCCGCGTAGCGCTTGTCATCAAACACAGTGGCGCCCCATGCACCAAGGCTTCCAAATACCAGCGCACCTAGCAGATACGGCCAGAGTTTGAGCCAGATCATGGGATCGCCGTATGGAAGATGAGCCAGACAGCCGACGCGAGTATCACGATCAGCAAAGGAACGCGATTGAGACGGATGAAGGAACACAGGAGCTTCATTGTGTCACCGCTGGTGGTGCGACCACAGTCGAGGATGTTGTAGTTGTACTGCTACTGCTCACAGCTGGCGCATTCCAGCTAGGGCCCGCATCGCTGTAAGTTTGATATACCATTTTCAGGAAACCCAGCACGGCCAGCAATACCACCGATCCAAAACCGGTTGCCTCAAGACCGCGGTCTTCCTTCGAAAGCGTGATGTACCAGTTGATGAGAATCCACGAAATCCAGACTGCCCAAATAAAGCAGGCGATGAGAAAGGACCGCGGGAACACGCGATAGCGATCGATGGCTTCCGCCCAATGCAGCATGCGCTCTCTATTCATTGTGGCACCCGCCGCCTGAGAGTTTCATACGTTCCTGATCTCCAGTGAATTCTCATCAGTCCACGGCAGGATTTCAGCAAGCTGGCGAAAGGCCTCACGGCTCGAGGTGATCATCCATTCTTCGCCCGTCCAGCGCCGGCCCAGTCCAACGAGAATGCATCCCAGCACATCTGTGGCAACATTCCCGGTATGAATCAGGATACTGTCACGCATGCCATGCGTCGGGCCGGCATAGACCCCAAGCTCGTGATTTACCAGACACCAGGTGCGCGGATGATGAGGGGTGTCGTGCCTCAGCAGGCGATAGGTGCCACAGGGCACACAGGAGGTCTCCGGATGCCCTCCTGGGTTTCCGGCAGAATCCGGAATCCACGGGCGCTCGAGCGTCTGGCAATGCCAGTCACCCAGCATCAACACTCCCAGCGTGCAGACCGGCTCATGCTGGTCCCGGAGCAGAGTCACGATCATCGCTCCTCTCCCCGGTGCCCATTGAAAACCTTGCGCTCGAGCCGCCCTAGCCGCTCATTGAAGACATCGAGGACCCGGGGAACGTAGGGATCTACGACGGTGTGACGCCATTCCCTCAAGGCATCCACTTCGTACTTCGCGCTCTCGATCATCTTCTGATCCGTGCGCATGTCGAGCTGGATCTGGGTAATGCGATTGTTGTACTCGTTATGGCGGAAATCACGAAAGATCTGCACTTCGTCCTCGAGCCTGAGCACTTTCGTTGCCATTACTGCCTGATCCGACAGGGCGAGCTTTGCATCGATAGCGTCGAAACGCTCTTATGAGCGCCTCTCGAAATCCCCCTGTTTCTGGACACCGATGCGCCAGATGACGCCAACGAGCGTCACAAAGATGCCAAGGAGGGTGGGATAGAGCCATTCAGGCATTACGCCCTTTCCTGATCATCGCTCGCCTCGCTGAATGCGTTCGAGTTCACCGATCCGGCGCGTGTTTTCTTCCGAGCGCTGATCCTGGGCTCCGCGTTTTTCGTCATCCTGCTTGCAGTGGTAGCGCACCATCACCCCTGCGACCAATACGCTGACGAGCGTACTGATCACAGAGGCGATGACGGTAAGGGTGGCCGCGCTCATTACGTCATGCAGTCGAAGGCCTCTGCCTGACATCGCATCAGAAATTGCGTCTCATGCGGACTTTGCGTGTCATCAGGTCGTGCGAGGATCGCATCCATCTTCACGCGCCTCGGTCCCGTGATCCATCCGGAGACGGATGGATCTTCGAGAGACTTGCGTAGATTCTGACGAATGATTACCGGTCCTGAATTACCGCCCATGTGCCTTCTCCTTTGGTTTCATACGTTGCATATTGCCAGTCGCGCCAAACTCGGAGTCGGACGGGAGTTTGTCGCCGTGAATGATCTCCAGCGCTTCCTTGTCCATCAAGCGCCGCTCGACGAGCCACATCTGAGTCTTTACCGCTTTGAACTCGTCCATCGCCTGAGTGTGCTGTGAATTCCAGCTCGCAGCGGTTCGCTCGTGCTCCGCTGTCCACATACGCTGCGTTTGCTCAAGAGCCGACGCGTTAGCATCGGCGCGAATCCACGCCCCAACGCCAGCGACGCCACCCACAAACGCGAAGCACAGCGCGATCGTCGCAAGCGTCTTGCTACCAGAATCGTTGACCTCAGCGCGCGAGTTCGCCCCGCCTTCCGTAGAGCGCTGCGACTTGTCCGTCCCTCCGGGTGACTCAATCCACGTTGCGCCCTCGCCCGGCCTGATACGCGTGACGTCATCGCCCGCGACTTGGGTTCTTTCAGCGGTCGGCATGACGTTCCTTAGTGAGGCGAGCGTCTCTTTGATGCCGCCCCAGCTGAATCGCTTCAGGGGTTCCACGAATGCTCATCTGCGATGATCAAGCTTTTCCTCAATACTCTGGAGCCGGCGCACGATATCAAGATATGAAGCGTTGGTTCCTGCAATGGTCTGTGCCTGCCGGTTGTTCTCGGCCGCAATTTCGCGGATAGAATCAGCCAGACGCTGATTGTCACGATCCTGACGCTCGTTCGCGGTCTCGGCGCTGGTCACGCGCTGCTCGAGCCGGCCGCCGTACCAGGCCAATGCGCCGACCTGAATGATGAGCGAGGCGACAAGACCGACTGTCGTCAGCCAGCTCGCCTGCGGTTTGCCGCGGCGCCGTTCGATGGCGTAGTCCGGCAGTCGATCGAAGTCCCCGTGGTTGCGGGCATCTTCTACAAAGTCATTCGGCCCCCGCTCCCTAGCCATGTTGTCCCTCTGGGCGTTCGTCAGCTTCTACGTTTTCGGCTCAATGACGCCCGTCGTGTTACCCTCCGTGAAAACGGAGGCGCCATGGACGAGCATCAGCCAGTTGATCCCGGCACGATTCCGCATCACGATTCAGGATATTTCCCGGGGATGACTGACCGATTCGCATGGGCCTTCATAATGGCCGGCGGCTGGATCGTCATCGCCACAATCCTCCTGCTGGTGCAGATTCGAGTGACACTTTGCTGGCTTGGCCTTCACGGCTCTTCCCTGCGGCGCATAAGTAGCAACACCTATCACATCGATTACAGATGTGCCGATTGCGGGCGGGGAAAGACTGTTTTTCGGCGCTGATCATACCGGCGTGTAAGTCGCGCTGTTATCCACGATCTTCCACGTTGAGACATCACTGGGCCCCGTAGCGTAGACCATGAACAGGTTCGACGTGTCCCAAATCTTCTTGTACTGATACTTATTCACCGTGTTGATGGCGCTCGTTTTGTCGAGAATCTGTGCACTCGTGGCCTGCCCCACACCATCAATCAACCAGCCGCCTGCGGTATAAGTTGTCGCGCCGCGTCGGCTTCTCAATTCGTTGCCCCGATCGCCGGTTCCAGACGATGCATAGACCGCCGCCGCTCCGGTGATCGTGCAGTAGTTGCCTTCGCATACGACGCCGCTGGCGTTCGCGGAGACCGAGACCGCGTTGGTCTGGGTCGCCTCGTTGCTTGCATCATAGTTCGCGCTATAGCCGATCTGGTTGCGACTGATGAGCACCGATTCGGTGTAATCCAGACTGATTGCCGCACCCACATTGCCACAAATCTTGCTGTTGGAGATGGTGCCAATCTTCTTGCGCGAGACGAACGAGCTGTTTGTATCGGCCCGAACCCCGACGCCCGCTCCTCCTGTCAGTTCGACCCGGTCAATATCGAACAGTGTGCATTCAGGCCCGATGGTGAGCGGATTGAATCCGCCGGTGACCCGGCCGTTGCGGATATCAGCAGGCCCCGAGACACTGATACCATTGCCGGTCGCACCCGCCATCTTGATCGAGAAACCATCCACCGAAAAGGACATGAGGTCGACCTGCTGATAGACCGTGAGCCCTGCTCCAGCGAGATATCCGAGAGGCGCCTCGGCACCCACAAGACTCATGCCATTGGTCGTAATGTCTTGCCCGTTGATATTGCGCAGTGTGATCGAGCGTTTCGCACCGGCCGTGTCTTCACCCGTCCACGGGCTGAAGAACAAGGCCTCGCCGGGCCGGAACTCAAAGGTCGCATAGCCGCTCTTGACATAGAGTCCGTCGACCGTGCTGTTGTAGGCGCCGATCAGCGAGATACCTGCTCCCGCAATGGCGCCGTTGAGTCCGATGACGCGCACGTTGCGGAAATGCATGTTGGTGGCGTGACTCGAGCTCCATAGCGTCTGGTTGCCTGGCGAGCCATTGGTCGTGGCGTATCCGAACTCGTAGTAAATGCCGTAGCTCGCTCCATTCTGGCAATCGAGGAAGACGTTTTCTACGATCACGTTTCGCAGTCCGCCGAACATGAGGACGGGCTGGGTCACCGCGTTATTGGTCGACAGTCTCAGATTTCTGAGCAGGATGTTACCCATGAGCGGCAGGGCCGCATCCGCGAGATCTGTCTTGTCGAAGATACCGGCGGAGAAGCTGCCGAACGGATAGCCCGAGCGGCTGCCAATACGCATGATCGCGCCGGGGTTCAGGGTGCCCACACCGGTGTAGTTGACGACGATTGAACCGTTCTGAATCGTCACATCACGGATGAATGTGAAGAACCCCATGTAGTCATCTGCGGTCGCATACGTTTTCGAAAATATGAGCGTCGAGCCCATGAGATCGAGATGCACGCCGGGTCGTATCTGGATCACATTGTTGAAGTAGTAGATATCCGTACCGTTCAGGTTCGGAAAGTAGAACCGTCCTGTTGGACCGTTCTTTGTTGGATCAAATAGCGCGATCAGATTATTCGCGTTCGCCGTGGCGACGGTAGATCCGGAATTGTTCGGAATCAGGAATCGTGCCAGGTTGTCCGGCGAATATGCGAGGTTGATTGGCACTGCCCCGGCTGCTATCTCTGCCTGCGTGCGGGGATAAAGCAAGCCTCCAATTACCGCCTGCGAAAGAAACTGGTCATTGACCGGATCGACCGCCGGGTAGATCTCTACATCAGCGCTATCGGTGAACGTCACTCTATAGATGATCGATGGATCTAAATAGATCGTGGGCAGTCGTCCTGCAGAGTCGGCCTCCACAGGTTGTGTATGCGGCGTCGTGAGGCCTGAATCCCGATAGACCGGAGTCGGCGTGACAGTGGTGGTCAGAAAGAACCGGACACGCGCGCCAGATACCAGCGTCAGGTTGCTGCTGATCGCGGTACCGCGGGGTAAGTGAAAAATCTGGAAGGCGGCGCTCATGCGGTGCTCGCAAGATCCGTGTCGTAGATGATCAGCGTTCCGGCCGGAATGCCTTTCGTACCTGAGCCTGTGAAATTGCCTCCCACTGCGCCGACTCCAAATATGATGCTCGAAGAGCCGATAGTCGCCGTTCCCAGCACAATGACTCCGTTGTCGACGACACGGCAAAGTACCGTGCCGCCCGAAGAGAAGTTGAGCGAGCCCATATTCGTGAGCGACAGGGCTGTTGTATTGGAAGTCCCGGTGATGGCATTCGGGAAGTACAGAGAGACTTTCGTGCCCGTTCGCCGAACCGTTACCGCGCCAGTGATGGTGGCTGTACAGCCGGTGAGATTCGCCGCCGCTATCGACGTCGCTTCCTGCGTGGCGGTAAGCAGATTGTTCACGCGCAGATACTGACCGGCGAAGTTCAGCGAGCCCGGCGCCGTACCCGTTCGGGTCATCTCCGCAATTGTAACGACCGTGCCTTCGTCATCGCTCAGCAGCTCGATGAGCAGCTTTTCCGCGTTCGCTCTGATACGCCAGATCTTGTTTCCACCGCTGGCATCGGTCTCTTCGAAGGTCAGCGAGGGAGCGCCCGCTTTCAGCCGGAACTGCTGGGAGGTGCTCTGGTTCGAGGGGACGTCATCGATCGGGTAACCCGGCAGCGTGACGTTGGCCGAATCGGTTAACAGAATGCGGTAGTTCGGCAACGATGGATCGAGATAGATGACTGGGAAAACTCCAGCACCGTTGGCCTCAACGGGCTGGGTACGCGCGGCGCTGAGGCCGATATCGCTGTAGACCGGCTGTGGGGTGCTGGTGCCAGTGGCGAAGAATGAAAGCCTGGCTCCGGGCAACAGGAGGCCGGCCGATGACAGCGGGACCGCCAATGGTAACGTCAGTAACTGCGGCATGGATTATCCGGGTGCTAGACTCGGCGAAATGGACTTATATAAAAACCGCGCGAGGACGGCCGAATACGTGATCTTGTGGTTGTTCCGGCCGGTCTGTCTCATGATCCTGCTGGGCATCGGAAGCGCAGTATCCATTCTTGCTTTGGTGCTCTTCCTGCCGCTCGGAATCATGGCCGGATATCTGACGTTGTTGATTGCGATGGCCTCTGCGAGGCAACTACATTTGCGGTTGCAAGAGCTGAGATCCCCATGTTCTGACGCAGCTGACTCGAGAACTGCGCCATCGTTGAGGGCGTCGCCCGTTTCAACATCGCCGCTCCGAGCTTTGGATCGAGCATCGCATTCGCGAGAATCTGGCTGATCTTCTCGTCCGACCCTGCCGCTTTGTAGAGCCATTTGAGAGGCGTGGACAATATTTTGAAGACCGGATGCGCGCCCTTGGGCCCCGCGCCGATCACCTGTGCAATCGAGAGATTCTGATAGGTGTCAGAGCCAGGCGCCTTGATCAGGGAACTATTGATCGCCTGCCCGTACTGAAGATCGGTTCGGATCGCTTCCAACCGCTGGAGCTGCTCCGGGGAGATCTTGTTGTTCGTTTTCTGGAGCGCGCTGTCGAGTGCCTTCGCATAGGCTGAAGATCCAAGGAAGTTTTGCTGCGTCGTGATATCGGCGGTCGTCAGCTGGGCACGACGCTGGATCTCCTGCATCACCTTCATCTGGTCGATGGGCTGCGACAGTTCCTTGTAGCGCGCAAGGTAGGCTTTGAATCCTGGCGCGGCGGCTTCGATACTGTTATCCAGCTCACTCACGATATCCCCTAGCTGTCCTCGCGCCTGAGCGAGGGTCGAGGCGTTGGGTGCGTTTGCTGAAGAGGGCTGGAGTTTGCCCATCTGTGCAAGCTGGAGATCCTTGCGAACTTCGTACAGTGTCGCCGGGTCCGTATTATCGCCGATCCGGTTTTTTGCCCAGTTCAGCGCAGACGCCACTGACTCGCGCGCACCGGCGGGCGAGGAAAGGATCGCATCGATCTTCGCGTGAACTGGCGCGACATCTGCCGTTCCTCCTGATACAAGCGCCGCATCCCGCATGGGCCCGGTTGCCGCATCCCGCGCAGTCTTAGCAGCCGCAAGGTCCGCGGGAGTTCCCGCGACGGATCCGAGCTCGGCCTGACGGGCAGCGTTCTGTTCCGAGAGCCGTTCCCCAAAGGCCGCTGCGTTCTTGCCGCGAACGCCCTTCTCGAGGGCGAGGAGGCCAACATCCTTCGACGCTTCGCCAGTGGTACGCGCAGAGCCTGGCACGATGGGCGCGGCCTGTTCGAGATTCGCCGCAGCCTGCTCCGGATTGCTGGCATTCTCCTGCAGCAACTGTGCGGCGGCGATTTCCTGCCCGCTGCGGGTGAGAGGTCGAACCGCGCCACGGGCAACCTGACTGGCAAGTCGTGCTGTACCCTCAAGGACCGCGGGCGCCATACCGCCGACAGTTCCGGCCACCATCTGGCCCAATGGACCCGCGCCGGATTGTTTGGCGACTTCCGCCGCCGTGCCACCAGAGGCCCCACTCAGGCCCGCCCTGACCATGTTGCCAACCCCGGTCACGCCCCCAGCCATCGAGCCTGTGAGCGCCGCTGCGGTGCCTTTGACGGCGGCAGAGCCGAGTTTCTCGTTCGAAGTCTGCGGCGTCGGCGCACCGGCCTGCGTCATCGCATTCTCGAGCAGGTTCTGGAATGTCTCTGTCTCTGGTACGTTCGCGCCGCTCAGTTTGTTGAACGCCTTCACCGCCCAGAAGACCGGCGTATGACCCGTTGCCTGTTGCACTCCTGAGCCAATCAGGGCTGGCGGGCTTGCGGGGATCATCTGGGCCACGGGAGAATTCATGGCGAGATCGGCAAATGCGGTCCCGACGCTTGCCGCGCCTTCACCCGCCGCGCGAGCTCCCAATGTGAGCGTTCGTCTTAATGAGGCTGCAGGCTGTGCCTGCAGGGAGGGTTTAACATCGAGCGTGAATCCTTCTGGCAACGGCGGAATATTCACCCCGCCATATTCGCGCGCCTGATCGTTGTGAAGGTTCTGCGCGTATGCCGTGGCATTTTGCGGCGTATCGAAAATACCCAGATGCTGACCACTTTTCCGATACTGTTGAATGGCCTCTTGATCGCTCATGATTCGACCATCCTCGCTGACAGTCGGTATGAGCACTTCGCCCTGATCGGTGCCAACCGAGATCGAACGCACGGTACTGATTGTGCCGTCTGGGTTCTTCACCACAGGGCGGGAATGCAGATCAATGTTGCCAGCCATACGTTGGCCCGCTGGCGCATCCGGCGTATCGAGAGTAAATCCCGGCGGCAGGGGCGGAAGATCGGCCATTATTTCGGTACCCACCGACCATTGCGCAGCACGAGCTGCTTGCCTCCCGGACCGGTCGCGGTGATTTCACCTGTGGTCGGTAACCCTTTCTGGATCGCGAAGTCCGCAATCGTCGCCTTGGGATCTTTCGACTGTTGCAGCAGGGTGATGTCGTGATGTGTGAATGGAACGGCCCGTTGCACATTGCCAATGATCTCGCGCACCAGATCTTTCTGCGCCGGCGCAAGTTTCGGGTTCGCAAGCTGCGGCTTCAGATTCTCTTCCACGATTTGCCGCATCTCCGCCATCTTGCGCAGCTTCGTCATCTGGGTATCGCCTTCACCCAGAAGCACGGCATTCATGGAGTTCGTGATAGCGCCGTTCGGCGCAAGACCCGCTGTCTCGATCGTGGAGAGATTACGTGAGACACCCGCCACCATCGTCTTGAAATCCTGCGCTTCCTGTCCGGTCACCTTTTGCGCAAGTACGTTACGCGCAGAATCCAGTAGTCCGTGCCCCGGTTCCGCAGTGCCGAAGAACCCACTGCTCGTCGTGACCGGCAATTCCATGATGTTCGAGATCGCCTTCGAAGCGGCCTGAGCGGAAGCGGCCACCCGGTTGAACATCACGCTCGAGCGTGAATCCATGCCGGTCGAGGTTGAATTCGGATCGTGCGGACCGCCAGCGATGGGCCGTAGTGCACCGGGATTCGCGGGATCTTTTTCATAGCCCTGCGGGATGCCCTTGTCTGCACCCGTGATGTCCTGACCCCGAATCGTGGCGGCGACCGTTGCTGCATTGTTCGCGCGTGAGGTCTGTGCGGAGAGTTTCTCGCCGGGTGTCGCCGCTTTCGGTATCTCGCGAAGGGTGCGTCCCGTGAGCGGGTCGATCACCGCGATTCGATCACCGAGATCCTTCTCCTCGAGCTTCGGATCAATTCCCGCTGCAGCGCCCGCCTGGGCCGCAACTTCGCTCGCGAGTGCTTTCGCATCCTCATCGGTCAATTCATCAGGCGACTTGCCGTTATGCGCGGCCCACTGTTTGGCGATGTCGGGCAAAAGCACCTGCATGTACTTTGCAGGGGATGCCGAATTCAGCACACCGCTGGCCTGAGCATGCGCGCGCTTCGCCTTCTCGACGATCTGCGCCTGCTGCAACTGGTTCTGTTGCATCTGAAACTGCTGCGCCTGCATGGCCCGCTCAGGGTCGGCCGCATAGAGCGCAGCGAGCGCGTTGGTGCCACCTGTGAGATAGGCAGGCAATGCCTGACGGAACTGGACGTCGCGCTGCTGTGCCTCCTGCCCCTGCTGAATGCGCATCTGCGCCAGTTGGTTTTCCTGATTGGCCTGCCGGCCCTGCAGGAAGGCGCTTACAGGAGAGGCGAGAGAAATTTCATTCGCCACAGATCATCCCCCTAACGCATTCCCATACTTGTAGCCGCCGAGAAGACCCAGCTGATTGATCAGGTTCGCCCATGAAGCACTCTGCCCGGCGATTCCCGAAGCACGCGCGTTGCCCTGATCAATGAGCAGATTCCCGACGTTCGCACCCATTGCAATCGCGCCCTGCCCCGCCTGACTCGTGGCACCGGTACCGATGCCGGCCAGCGCCAGCTGATTCTTGAACCAGTCGTTGAAGCCGCCGGCTGCAACTCCCTGTCCATAGTCCTCGATCCCCCGGAGTGCGTTTCCAGAGTAGAGCCCGCCATCCGCCGCAGCACTGTTCTGAACAGCGCTCAGCCCTTCCTTCATGCGGAAGTTGTAATCCGGGGATTTGTAGAACGCGGAATAGTCCGGCGCCGTGAGTCCGTTGCCCGTGGGCTGGCCAGTGGGCGTCATGCCCTGATTGGCGGTGAATCCCTGCTGTACACCGTCAGAGGTCAGCCCGTTACCCGCCTGTCCGACGTTGGCCCGGTTCGCATTGAGCGGGCTCGACTTGAGACCGCCGAGCATCGCATTGTATTTCTGCTGCCAGCCGGCCTGATCACCATCGGGGGCGAAGGTCGCGCCATACCAGGTTCCTGCGAGTTGCTGGAGCTGGCTTGCCGGAAGTTGCGTGCCATCGGGCAGCGCCACCATGCCATTGCCCATATCCATGATGCCGGGGAAGGCCTGCATGAACGCATTGATATTGCGCTTCTCATCCCCGTGCGTACTACCGAAGATCTTGCCCAGCGTGCCACCCAGCGGATCGACGATCTTGCCGAGCGTCGAATTGGGCTTGACGCCCAGTAGCTCAAACGCGCTGCCACCCGGATTGAACAGGTTCGTCGCCGTCTTGCCGATCGTGGTGTCATTGATATTCGGCGTGCCGAACTGCGGCTGATAGAGGCCATTGGCGCCATAAGATGCCGGCAGACCGGTACCGCCAGCCGTCGGTGAATAGCCGTAGACACCACCGAGCGTCGCGAGCGCCTGATTGCCGATGTTCCGCTGTGGAGCGGTGAGGGAGAGCAGCGTGTCGAACTGCCTGCGCTGTTCGTTGATCGCTTGCCCGGATGCACCGGCCTGCGCCTTCGATGCATCCTTCGCGCCCTGACTGCTGACTACGCCGCCAACCAGCGCAGCACCACCTACTATCACGGCCGCCCAGCTTATTGGATTACCCTGCCTTCTCCCTCAAATGGGATATGCGACCAGTTACGGCCACTAATCAAATTGGATACGGCGGATGGATGCACGCCATATTCTCGCGCGATCGCTGTTTGCTTTTCGCCAGCTTTATAACGGCGCCGAATCGCTATCACATCTGCATCAGTGAATTTCGATTGACTGCTTTTCTCGCCGCGGTTGCTTTGCAAGCCAGTCGCATGTGCATGCTTCATGTTCTGCGAGTTGGTGCAGTACTCCAGATTTTCCAGTCGATTGTCGGCCTTAATGCCGTTCTTGTGATTGATCTGCATTCCCTTGGGGCGCTCTCCTGCAAACGCTTCCATAACAAGCCTATGCACAGTGAAGCGCCGAGCCTGATGATTTTCGTCATACAGAAAGACGCTCGCATAGCCTCGACTCAGACCCGCCTTCAGGATCTTCGGCAGATTCGTATTTCCCCATGTCATCGACAGAACGTTGCCGCGGTCGGAGACCGCATAGCGTCCTTCGTACCCTTTGATGGGCAACCAATTTTCGCTCACTAGCTTTCTCCTGCGATTCGATCGGCTTCGACGCGATCTGTTTCCAGTGCGTCGAAGGTTGGCGCGATATAGCGCGCCTCGAGCTTCTCCAAGTCACGCTCGTCATCGGGGTTTGGATGCACGGCTATCCAGATACTGTCTTCGTGCGCGTATCCGGCCCGTTTTATGCCGGCTCCAGAAGTAATCGCACACGGCGCGATCAGACGTTTTACCCCGTGCTCGGTCAACACTGAGATATCGCCCTTCACCAGAAAGTTGAGATGCGCCGCCCGGTGAATCTTGCCGGTGAGAATCGCGCCCTTCGGAATGAAGAGTTCGCGTGCATAGATCCCCGGCGAGAAGTGATGCTTCACCTCTTCTGGAAGCTGCGGATACTTCCGCAACTCATCCTCCAGCCGCAGCACGCGCGCACGCATCTCTGCCTGCGGCACATTGTCAGGCGTAAAAAGCGCAACGAGGTGCTGCATTACTAATCCAAGGGATAAACGATGTTGGTAAACCGCACGCCTTTCGTGCCAGCCCCTGTGAACGCGCCGCCATCAAGGTCCGCAAACATCGTGAGCCCCGTATCAATCCCCACCTGCACCAGCCCCATCTGCGTCACGCCGTTGTCGATCACCCGCGCGAGACATTGCTGATCATGCTGAGGCGTGATCTCTTCGGGCAGCCCGGACAGGAAGGCCAACACCGAATTCGAGACCGCCGACAGATCCGGCAGTGACAGGCAGACAATCCCCGCGCTTACCGTATAGCGTGCTATTCCTGTTTCATCCGTGGCACAGCCCAGAAGCGTCGTCTCGAACTCATCTTCGAAAAACAGTTCCGAGAGGAATCGCGTCCAGTCGCGCACATCTCCCGGAACCGAACTGAAGGTACGGTTCGGTTTGCTCATGTCTGCCGATACCAGGGTCTGGCGCCACGCGCCGTCAGTTGCGTGTCGATGATGACGGCCTTCACCGGATCACTGATCGCACCCTGATACACGCGATCATAGGACGAGCCGAGCTGGCCCCACTGCAAGACGGCACCGAACTCACCGATTTTCCCCATGCTCTGCGTCGGCAGGGACTGGAAGGTTCCGATACGACCCCCGGCATCCGAGACTTCCATCATCATCTGCGGATCCGAACCTTGGCCCGAAATGAGCCCAACTCCAGTGTCTGCAATGATCTCGAGCCGGTCATGGAATGCCGGATTCCCCGCGGCATAAACCGACTGATAGGTCCATTGCATGCGCTGGATCGAGTCCCAGTCTGAGTAGATGAGCGGCGAGAGGTAGCCGATGCGATTACTCTGAATATCTCCTACGAGTTCCAGCCCCGCGAACTGCTCGTGACTCCACGCGAGCCAGTATGGATACCCGTAGGACTCGCGCTCATGCCAGTCCTTGATCGTGGCATCGTAGACCAGTGTGCGTTCAGGGAACTGAAGAACGTAGTAGAGATGCCCTTCCTGCGAGTAGGGATAGGCAAGGCCGGAAGAGATCGTGACTTCTCCGAGGGCCTGTTCAATACCAGTGTTTGAAATGCGAAGCGGCGTCAGGCCATCGAGCCGCCGAACCGTATAGTCCGGCGCCACCCAGAATACGGACTGATCCTGTTTCGCCGCCATCGCCCCATTGGCGCAGCCGCTCTCAACATAGCCGTTCGCGGCTCTCCGGAACGGGAATCCTGACCCGCCACGAAGATCCCAGATCTCGATCGTCTCCTCGCCCATGAGCAGCGCCTGACGATGGGCGACCTTGATCCCGACGAGGTTGTCCGGTGCACCTTCGGCGGTGGCGAAATTCAGGCTGTCGAAACTGGTGGCACTGCCGACGTCGGAACAAAAGAACCGCCCGCTGTCCGGCTCGATGAAGAGCAGGAAGTTATCCAGAAACTCCACATCCGTAGCACCACGCGAGGTGAAGTCGACATCCGTGATCTGGCCGAACGTTGAGCTCGTCGTATCGTAATAGAACGCATTCGGACTGTTCACCACGACGAGGGTCGTGATGTTGTGGTCCATGTCGATGCGTGAGGCAAGCCCGACAGTGCCGATTTCGGTTGCTGTCTTATTACGGTCGACGCGCCAGAGCTTTGAGCCTGAGACCACCCACAGATATCCAAATGCCTTGTGCAGGGCGTAGATCGGGCCCGTTCCCACCGTCGTCCACGAGCCAATACCAGCCGAGCGTACCAATGCGAGTGGGGATTTAGCATCCTTCGGCAGTGGCTCCGGTGCGCAATTAATGAGACGCGCACTGCTTGCAGGTCTCGAACGGAGTGCATAGGAATGGACAGGTAGAGGTAGCCGTGACACACTTATAGCCTATGAATTGCCTAATTCCTGAATGCGGCAGACCAGCTGCCTCAAAGAATCTTTGCCAAGTCCACTATCGGCTTCATCGACTCGGACTTGAAATGAGACCAATAAGGAGGCTCGCTCCCAGAAGCATGTCTCTCAAGGAACGTATCTCCAGTCGAGTCCAACTAGATCTGGCTACAGGATGCTGGGAATGGAATGACTGCCGCGACAAGGCCGGGTACGGACGTATGACGTACAACGGATTTACCGATTGCGTACATCGATTCGCCTTCCAAGCCCATATCGGCCCGATTCCTGCCGATTTAATCGTCTGCCACAAATGCGATAACCCGCCCTGCTGCAATCCTGCCCACCTTTTTTTGGGCACGCATCTCACTAATGCCCAAGACAAGGTCGCCAAGCGACGCCATCCGAAGCACTCAGCCACCACATGCGCTCGTGGCCACGAGTGGACGCCACAGACAACCAAGTTCGGCAAACAGAAGAATGGCTCTCTTCGTCGTCGATGCCTGCTGTGTTCGCGAGAGAACAGCGCCAAGCAGTACGCCAATCCTGAGTACCGAGCAAAGCGCGCCGCCTATCATCGAATGCGAAACAGATCGCGATCTGCCGAATAATCCCATCAGCCAATCCGGATGTCGTAGTAACCCGTGTCAGTTGAAGGCGGCAGATCCGTCGTGATCGGGATCTCCTGCACGCAAATCTTCTGGATGGTCTGGAGACCCATGTCCGCAAGCGCAATCAGTTCCTGAGAAGCCGTCGCACCGAATGCAGTCGCTGCGAAGATCGCAAGATTCGCACGGATCCCCACGAGCGCCGCATCCGGAACGGTCAGGACGGCCGTAACCGTTCCGATCGGCACATATCCCAAGTGCCGCCCCTCAGCCTCCCACAGCGCCATCATCTCGTTGAGCTTGCGAATCATCAGCGCTTGTTGGTCCGCGCTTGGTGTCTGGCCGACGCGGATTGCGTTGAGATCTAGTAGCGCATCTGCGATCACCTGAGATGCGGGCTGGGCCGTAGGTGTCGTCATACGTAGTAGCCCGTAAGGCTCACATTGTTGAGCTTCGCCGTCTCAGAGCCGCTCGTGGAGATGACCGTAACTGTCAGTGCCGCAGGATCGGTGAGCAGCATCGTCGAGTAGGTGGGCACGTTGGCATCCGAGCTGGCGGCACCCGCGGTCACCGTGATCTTGCTCGCACCGAAGATGGTGGTGCCATTGAGCTTGATGTCGATCGTCACTGTGCCAACGGCATTGGCATCGAGAATGGCGCCCGCACGCCGGATCACGAAGCGGTTGAAGAGACTGCGCTGGCCAACCGTGACGGTGCCATTGGTGATTGCGCTCGTCTGGCAGGGAATGTTGAGTTCCTCGCCGCCGCCGCTCCAGGTGACATTCGCCTCCTGCCCGGGCTTGACGATCTGAAAACCGGTAGATGGCGCCAGTGCTCCCGGATTGTCGTACGTGAGTTTGCCCAAACCCACCACCTTGCCGCTCGTCGCATCCTTGTTTTCGAACACGCGCGGACAGGCGAGATAGGTTGCATGCTGGCGCAGCGTGAGATGGCCGATCGTGACCGTCGAGCCGTTGGACATGCGGGCGGGATAGATGCCCGGCGCGTTGGACATACTGTCCGTGCAGTCGAGATGCATCGTACCCACGCGGACGACCGCACTGTTGAGCGTACCCACGACTGCGCCGCTCTGATCCGAGCTTGAGTCGTAGACCATCTGGGACGCCTGAATCCCGGTCGCATCGCAGAGCGTTCCGCCATCCGCGTTGATCCCGTTCTGGGTGCCGCGAACGGTCAGGCCATTGACCAGAACCTTGTTCTTCCATGAAACCCCTGACCCGCTATCGAGCCGATCCAGCAGAATCGCACCGCTCTTGCCTTTTCTCAGGCGCTCGCAGAAGAAGTTCTGCACGACGTGCTGACAGCGCGCGAACGGCTGCAACGTGATGGTGCCGGTTGCAGGAGTCGAGACATTCGCCGGCAGAACGCTGAAGGTGTTTCCGAGATCGTCTTTCGTGGGCAGGGTGAATGTGCCGGTCTTCGTGCTCTCGGTATAGGTGAGCACAGGCACCATCACATCGTAATTGCCCTGATCGGTGTCATTGATCGCACCCCTGATGCGGATCATGTCACCGACGCTCAGATGGGCGCCGGTGTTCACCGAATTGATGCCGGTCCCGTGCACAAATGTTGCAACCCCTGCACTCTGCGTCAGGCTCGTCACGGTGTAAGTAAGTGGCGCCGGGATCGAGGAGGCGCCATAGCCTGCGGCCATACCAAGCTGCTCAGTGGCGGAAACCCGAATGCCGAACTGCCCGCCACGCTGGCCGCAGTTGATGATGCGCATGTTGCGGCATCGGATCTGCCAGCCCGCGCCGGTATACGAACCGCCTTGCGGGCCACGCTGCGGGTTGTAGACCCAGCAGTTCATGAACGTGAAGTCTGACCCTTCTTCATGTACGTCGAACGGAATGCCCCAGCCATCGAAGCTATCGACGTTCTTGATCAGGCACTGAGTCGGTACGCCGAGGTTATGCCATGCCGATGAACTGCCATCGGTGGTCGGCGTGTAGGTGCTCGTGTTCTTGCCGCCAGTGGTCACGACATGGCGACAGTTGCGAACGACTCCACCATCCCAGACTCCATTGCAGCTGTGGCCGTAGATGTTGACACCATAGCCGAGCCGACCCCCGGCGAAATTGAGCGCATTCGTTCCCGCGTTCGGCAGGCCCTGCATATTGCAGTTTCGAACCCGCCACTCCGGACTCGAATACCAGCGCACGCCCATGGTCCACAGATCATTGAACTCGCACATCTCTAGGACTGCGCCGGGACCATTTCGTACGGTGACCGCAGACCCCAGTGCCTGAGTGTCCAGTGACGCAAACGCATCGGCGTAGACGATTGTCCCGGTGGCCGGTGTCGTCGCACTTCCGGGCGCCGTGCCAAACGTAGTATTGGCGTCATTCTTGGTCGGCATGACGAAGGTGAACGTATTGGCATCCACCACGGTCACATCTACCGTGACATTGTAATTGTCTTGATCGCACCCGCTGACGTGAACATAGAGTCCCGTGCTCAGCAGATGAGGCAACAGCGTGACGACAGTCGCCGTAGTCCCGGAGCGGTTAATCGAGACAATGGAACTGGTGGTCCGCCCCCATACGCCATGATCCAGCTGGGGAGGCGTGGCAGTGGTGCGGCCAATCGTTGCCGGTGCGCCTTCGAAGGTGATGCCGAAGGCCCGAAACGTACGCGTGGTGTCGTACCGCGTGATGTACAGGCCCGTCTCGTAGAAATCGTGATAGGCCAGCCGACCCTGTACATAGATGTTGGTCGCATCGACGTTGAGAATGCGGAACGACTCACCGATGCGCGACTTGCTGCTCGAACCATTCGTATGCGGCAGATTGTTCTGACAGGAGATCACAGCCAGGTCCCCGGCAAAGAATCCTGTGCTGTCCGCTACGGTGAGAATCGTCACCGTGTCATCGTTGCTCGCTGCAGTCGTAATGCCGAAGGTCACCGGCGCATACCCTTCGGTGACCGCTGTGATGGCCTGCTGCACCTTGCGGGATGCCTGCCAGGTGCTGTAGTCGATGTCGATCGCGCCCGAACTTTCGTTAACGAGGCTCAGGCCACTCAGGATTTTGACGCTGCCCGGATAGGCAAAGAGATTGACGGGCAACGCATAGCCGCTGGAATCGGTGGGACTCCATGCCTTCAGCCGGTATGTGCCAGGCGCAAGAAAGATCGGCCGGGCCGTGCCGACGGTCCCCGTTCCATCGTCATTCAGTCCGGCAGCTCTGCGCGCCATCGTCGTGAAGAACGACGTAACGTCGGTCGCGCCAGTATTGTCCGTGACGGTGCTGTTGATCGAAAACGGCGCTGAGGCGTAGATATCCTCGAAATTTGCATCCGAGCGATTGATGACCGCCATCAGATCGGTGAGGTTGCCCTTGTCGATCACGCCCTCAGTCAGGGTGAGACCGGAATTCAGAATCTGACGGGTCATTACTGCTCCACCAAAGAAAAGGGGGCACGATCTGCCCCCTTGTGAGTGCCTTGAATGCGGTGACCTACGGCAAGCGGTACCACTTGAGCGCGGATGCCTTGTAGCCGAGCCGCACGCCCGTCAGCGCAACGAGTGCTGTCGGCGCATTCGAGATCGTGTCGCCGGTGCCCGCGGTCACGGTGAGCGCCGTCTGCGTCTGCGTGGAGATGATCTCCACCACATGCCCGTCCGTGGGAGCAGTCGGCAAGATCACCGTTCCGGTCGCGAGCGTCCCGGCCGGATCGAGTACCAGAGTTGGGTTGCGGTCCAGCGTAATGCTGAAGCCGGTGAGCGGCACTTCCACGCGGAAGGGCCGGCAGAAGGAATCATAGACACCATAGCCAATCTGAGACATGTGAATTTCTCCTCGAAACTAGTGAATGTGTTTCCAGCTGCGCCCCTTGCGGATATCGCAGATGGTTGGAACGCTCACGCCGTACTGAGCAGCGAGCGTTCTATAGGGCAGCGTACTGGCGCGAATCTCGCGAACGATCTCTGGCGTGATGTTGTCGCTAACGCCGCGGCGGGGGCTCACTCTGACGGATCGCTTGCGCTCACCTTTCAGATGGCCCCACGAGGTTCCGTTTTTGATATGGCCTATCGTTGAAGCAGCCACACCGTATTCAGCGCCAATGACCGCGTAGGGCCGGATATCACCAAGGATGGCCATGGCCTGCGCTTCGGTCAGCACTGCCTTGCCAGCCTCCTCTCCCTTGGCTGCGGTGTGCCGGCCTTTGGAGAGCATGTCCTGCGTGTTGTCGATCGGCTTCCCGAGCGTCAAATGCAATATCTTCACGCACTCTGGGTTATCGCAGGTATGCAGCACCTGACGCCCCTCGGGGATCAACACACGGTTCTGAAGCATCCACGCCACTCTTGGCGCGCGGGAGTGCCGCTTGCCAAATAATCTGGCGTTGAAGATGCCGTAACCGTCTTTGTCCTTTTTCCCCAGCCATTTCCAGCAACCGTCAGCCTTCTCAACATTCGCGAAGAAGCGCGCTATAACCTTCTCGATCTTCAAGATCCTTACCCCTGTAAGAATATAAGAACATGATTCTTATATCATACAGGGGGAAAGCCATTTCACTTGTGATCGATTTAGGCTATGTTTTAGCCATCCGCATGTATGCGAGAGGCCAACTGAGCCCGTTGGGCCAAATATCCGAACAGAATGTCCGACCTGCACGGCATTTGATGATTGTTGATGTCAAAGTCACGCACGATCGTCATGGAGATGCCGTCGTAAACTTCCCGCGAGGCGAAGTCCACGCCATCGGGCAGCAGCATGTCGGCCGTTGCAAGGGTGAACGCATCCTTGTGATACACCATCGAACTGTTGAGCAGCTCGGATGCGCCTGCGCCAATCTTGACGATCGCCGAATTGTCCGCGACAGCATTCGAGACGTTCTGCAATGGCCCGGTCGCCACGATGGCAGGCGAGATCGCAAGCGAGGTTGCGCTCGCACCCGAGTTGGCCGTGATCACGAACTGCTGCAGAACATTCGTATTGACCTTGGTTTCCGGGTGCACCCGGAATACTCCGGCAATCGTGATCACATCCCCGGCAAGGAAGGTCGTCGTGCCGGTGTCCACCACAACGGCTGCCCCGGTCTGGGCAACCGCTGCGTTTGCAAGATAGCCTGTGGTCTTCGCCGCTGTGCCAGTCGCGTAGTCATACACATGCGTCGAGCTCATGAACTCGAAACCCTGCGTACGACCCATCACACCCTCGCGATACTGGGTGGCGATGTTAGTCGAATCCTGGAACAGGCCCTTCAGCGCATCGACCAGCTTCACCTGATGGGTACCTGACAGCAGTGCAGAACGCTGCCCATCGTCCGGGGCGAGATTGTCATCGAGCTTCTGCTTGCCGAGGCCGAAGGCCAAAAGCGAAACCGCGGTCGCATCCTGATCGACCACGTTATAGACCTGCTTGGTAACTCCAGTCAGTGTAGTCGACTCCATATAGGAGGCGACCGTCGCCATGGCGGGCGTCAGAATGCGCGTGGAGAAGTCATCGATGTCCATCGACAGTTCCTTCATCGTGAAGTTCATGTCGACGCCGGCCTGGTTGGTGACCGTCAGCAGAACACTCTGTTCCGTGATGTCCTGCGCCTGCATCTGCCGGCCCGTGCGAATCGCGAACTGATTCGGCAGGCGAATGCGCATCGTCGAGCCGATCTTTGCGCCTTCCTGCGCGAACGAGTTGTCGTAACCGCGATTGATAGATCCGATGAAGGTTGTCTTCTGGTGGAGCACGCGCAAACTTTCACGCGTGATCTTGTCCGGGGTGAGAAAGGTCTGAGTCATGTCCAGCTCCAGATGAGCTGCGCATGCCCTATGTCGTAACTAGCGTCGAAACCTTGCGAGCTTCGGGTCCTGCTTGTTACGCCATGCCATCCAGTCGTTGACTTCCTTCGGTTCCGTATCGACGGATGCCGAGGAACCCCCAACTGGCGTCGGCGGGGCCGGCGCAGCGGTGACTTTCGGGGGAGGAGCGGGACGCGAGAGTTCAGCCTCGAGACGACCCAATGTCGCAAGCCGCTGGGGCACTGACTGACTGGCAAGTTTCGCAACCAGCTTCGCATCGTTGGAGATGTGATGAACCAGTTGCGGGCCGAGCTCTGAACCCTTCACGGCTTCCAGGAAGTCGCCGTTCATGAAATTCAGGGCAGGATTCCGCGCTTTGCTCCAGAAGTCCGGATTGGTTTGCGCGTACGCTGTCGCACGCTCGTTCCATCCGCCGTCCAGAGCCTTGAGGCGCTCATCCTCGCGGGCCTTTGCAATCGCCTTCTCCGAAGCGCTCTGCGATTCCTTCGCGATCCGGGTCGCTTCTGCCCGGGCTTCGCGTATGGCGTCCTTGCGGGACCATGCGCCGTAGGCCTTGGCATAGGCTTTGGGATCATCGAAGGCGTCTTCCTGCGGTTCCGGCTCGGGCTGTTCGACCGTTGGCGTTTCCGCGGGGGGCTTCGGAGCAGTCTTCAGTGCATCCAGTTGCTGACGCATGAAATCGCCATATGCGATGGCCTGATTTCGCTGTACGACCAGCTCCTCGATGCGCTCCTGAGCCCGGTTGGGCTTTTCGCCGGCAGGAGTTTCGGCGGAGGGAGTGCCCGCTTGCGGGGTGGCACTTTCAGATCCCGAAGTCACCTCATTGCCAACTGGAGCTGGCGCGGCCGGTGTAGCCGCTTCCCCTTGCGCCGGGGCGACGATTTCGTCAGGCATTACTGTATCTCAGGTTTGCCGCTATACGCTAGCGGCGTGCGAATAGGAGAAGGCCCCGAGAGCTGTCGCTGTCAGGGCCTTGGAAAGGATTCGTTGAGTCATCCTTTCGGCGACATCAGTGCGCTGAGCGCTTTCTGCAGCAGCAACGCGTGTTCCGCGAGAGAGGTCGTCGCATTCGTCCAGTGCATGACTTCATCGCCTTCTGCATTCCGCGCCCACCAATAGACAACCAGCTGCGTAACGCTCTCGCTCTTGATCCGTTCGGCGGTGTTGTATATGGCGTCCTGCGCAGTCCAGAGAGCGGCTTTATTCTCCTTGTCAGCCCGCTTCTCGCGGAAGTCATAGCCTTCCGGTTTTTCGACGGCCGTCATATCTGCGTGAGTCCTCTCTCGCGAATGATCTGGCTCGACTTCAGGAAGATCGCCGGGCGATGCTCTGGCTTGATCAGCGGGTCCTGCTCGATCCGAGCGTACAGCACGTCAAAGACGGTTGGGCGTGCCATCAGGATCGAGGGAATGCGCGTCAGACGCGGCGCAGGACTTTCAGGATTGCCCATAGCACTCTCGGATGCCGAATGAGCCAGCATGCTATCGCTGGATGTGGCGTCCACAACACCTGCTTGATACCGGGCCGCGTGGTGAAATTGGCCGGATCATGGACTTCGGACAACCAGAATTTTTCGGTCACTTCGCCATCCGCTTCTTCTGCGCCTCGAACTTCGCATCGAACTCCGCGCGCTGCGCATCCCTGTATTCTCTGGTACCGACTCTCGGGCCGGGCGTGACTACGACAGTCTTGGGACTCGTCGGGGACTTGGTGACTACCTTTTTCATGCGAACTCCGGGGCAGGCTCGCCCTTCATTGAGGCTATGCGCCGCTGCATACTGCGGCTCGGTGCCGGCTCATCCTTCGGCTCGATTCCCAGTACGTCATCCTCCTGAATCAGCATCACATCCTTGAGCATCGGGTCATGCCACGCCTTGGCTGAGCGCAGACGAAAGCGAACGCGCTCGCCGGGCTTCACGCACATGGGGCGAACCTTGTTGCCCTTCAGGCGCATGCCAGTACCGACCGCCAGCACCTCTCCCACCATCATGTCATCCTTGAGAGCGGAGGTGTCGATGATGGCGCTCAGGGCGGCCGGAGCGGGTTTCACGGTGATGAATTCGCGTAGCGGGCGGATCACTTAACAGTCTCCATTGCTGCTGGGCGATGATGGCAACTGTCATACAGCCGCCACTTGCGACCGTTCGGTTCAAATACGCCAACCTCCACGTGCTCATTCGCCCATTTCACCTTTTCAGGGGTATCGAGCAGATATGGGCTCTCGTAACAGGCGACTGGTGGCTGCGTTTCGCTCATCGTTCCTTACCTACTGATTGATGGTGACCGGCTGCCGGCGAAGGGCGTTGCCGTCTTCAGGCTGGTTCAGATACTTCATCAGGTGCATCTTGCCGGTCTTCGGATGGATACCCACCTCTCCTGCAAGCATCAAGTTAGTTAACTGCTGCCCGATGGTGTCCGCAATGAGTTTCTGCATCTCCTGCGGCTTCGAGTGCAAGTCAGCCATCGCTGCCATGGTATCGACCTGCGCTTTCTGCGCCTGCGCCTGTGAACGCGCCGCATCGGCCCCGAGCTTGTTCAGCAGCGCGACCTGCGTCGGATCGGGCGGTGGCGGGCCCTGAGGCAGCAACGCCTTCTCCTCCTCACTCAGCTTGTCGGGCGGAATCACGCCCTGCTGGATGAGCGGGATACGCAGCCGCCGTTCGAGTTCGTCCGCACCCTGGAAGTCCATGTTCTTCGCGATGAGGTCGCTTGCAATCTGCTGGACGGCCTGCGAGATACCCGCGAACTTGATGAGATTGTCTGCCGCCTGCTGGCGCTGGGTCGTGAACGAGGGCCCAAGGTCCACCGCCACATCGAACTTGCCGCTCGACAGGTTGTTGGCCATCGTGCCATCAGGCTTGCGCTGATTGATCTTGACGAAGTCCTCTTTCCCGTCTGCGCCTACCGTGCGAATCGTGCGTTCACCGTCGTATGTCGCCTGCATCATGTCGACGATGATCTCACCGGAATAACGCAGCGACTCCTTCAGGTTGTCGGTGAACTCGTAGGAGGAGACATCGCCTTCAGTGTTGCGCTGGCGGATCGCTCCGGGCAGTGACGCATTGTCTTCCTCGCCCAGCGAGGCTGAATACTTGCCAGTAGCCGCCTTGATGTTGTCAGCAGCAGCAGCCGAGAGCGCGATCATCGCCGCGGGGATCTCCGCCAGCGGTTCGCGGGTCGGCTTGCCACCATTCGGGAGTTTCGCATCTGCGTTGTAGTGCAGGAACTGCGGATTGGAAGACTGTGCGGCACGCCATTCCGCTTCCCAGCCCTCGATCTGCTTCGCCGTGATCATGTACGGCGCTTTCGGCACCGAGAATACGGTCTCTAATGCAGCGGTCTGAGCGGTGTTGTACGCCTTCTGCGCGTCCTTCGCCTTCCTCACGAGGCCGCGATACTTCTTCTTGCCCTCGATGTTCGAGACACGGCCATACACCGGAACGATCGGGATGTACTTCCACTTGTAGTCGGTGGGCCCTTCGAGAATCCCGCCGCCGTAGAGCTTCCACCAGCGAATCGAAATCACATCCGTATCGCGCTTGCGCAGCACCTTGACCGGCTGTAGTCCCGAATCAGGATGAGGATTGGCCATCTCCTCCTCGATCAGCTTGATCGCCTCCCAGTCCATCACGCGACCATCATCGAGCTGCGCCAGCGTCTTCTTCGTCCGGATGCGCTTGTAGTAGGTCGCGATCCGCACCTCGTCCGCCGTCAGCCAGTCGCGGTCCCCGACTGAAAGATCAAGGTCGCGCGGTGTGATCTCGTGCTCATCCTCGAAAGCCTCGCGGTCCACTCTCTCCGTGAGCCCGCCCCAGTTGGCATCGCGCTTCAGGAAGTCCTTGGCCGTCGGATCAAGGAAGGCCGTGAACGGGTTCTCGATGCGCGAGATGCATAGTCTCTGGTCGAAACTGTCTTCGATGAACTCCGGGTAGATGTGCCAGCAGCCAAAGCCGCCCTTCAACGCGAAATCGAATGCGGTGTTGTAGGCCGCAGATGCCGAGGAGCGCCGCTCGATGTCGCGGATGTGCCCCTCGATAATCTGCGCCAGATTCTTGTCTGAGTTCTCATCGGCCGGCAGAATCTTGATCTGCGGCGTGTTCTGGCGCTGGTCGCCCTTCACCTGGTCGATGGCGCCACTCGTACGATCGAAGGTGTAACTCGGCCGGTTGCCCCTGTTGCGCAGGGTCTGACGGTCCCACTGCGCGCCCTCCTCATCCACGAACCGGATGTCGCTCAGGGCGAGCTCACGGTTCTAGCTGTCGGCGCTCATCGAGCGGGAGTAGTTCTTCTTTACCTCCTGTAAGAGGTCCTGCTCGAGCTTTGCGTTCGTGGGACGTGCCATCTAGTGCCACCACGGGCGCAGGCCCACGACTTTGATCCGCCCAAGCTCCGTGATCATTGCGAACCCATATCCGAATAGCCGAACCCAAAAGCCCCAATCATTTCCAGTTCGCCAGCCGTGCCACGCGACCAAGCGACTGATCATCAGGCCCAGTCCCGTGAGTCAGAAGCGTTCTCGAACCGGTGTGGAACGGGTTTCACGATCGCAAGATCAAGGCCGCTCATGATTCCGTAGCGACATGCGTCTTGTAAATGATCGCTTGCCTTCACGATCCGACCCTTGTCATCGCGTCGATACACCCGATACTCCGCCAGCCAGTTCTGAAGTGTCTTGAAGATCTTGAGACGTCCGCCCGAAAGCCTTTGCCATACCGCATAGATACCGGCCTCAACCGCGTTGTCTGCAGCGGTGAGACTCAGCCCGAGATCTATGTATTGCTGCATCAACTGCTCGCCGTCTTTCTGTGAACGACCGCGGGCAGCCGGATCAACGACCCCCGGTATCCAGTCGCCTCGTGCGCGAATCGCCTCAGCATGCACGGACGGCTCAGCCTGCCCGCGGTAGTGTTCGGAATAGCCGTAAACTGTCTGCGACTGACGATCGATTGCGAGCCAGATCACAGCTGTGCGATTCCATCCGACGTCCATCGCGTATACGCGAGGCCAGTGTTCCGGAATGTCGAACGGCGCACACGTAATGTCATCCTCGATCACCGGATATATCGCGCCACTTCCAAGCTGCGGGACACCCTTGGATCTGGCCTCACGCTGATGCGGCGGCAGCGCAGCCCAAAGCGCATCCTTGACCTGCTTGCTTAAGTGCGGAACATCGTCCCAACTCGCCATGACGAGGAAACGCCCGTCCTTGCGCTCCATCCCTTCCGGGATCTTCCCGTCTGGTAGGAAGTGCATCACGGTCTCGCTCAATCCTTCGAGCGGTGTGAACGTCGACATCAGAATGCCGTCCGTCGTCATGAGACGAAGCAGACATTCCGTATACACATCAAGTGGTGGCTCTTCGTCGAGCCAGATTACTTCCTGCTCCGTGCCCTGAAACGCGATACGTCCCTGGTCGTATGACTTCAGTTGCAGGACGCTCGTCCCGCCACTCTCATGCCGCACGGTGATGGTCTCGATGGCATCCGGAACACCCGGCTTCGATGGCGTGTGCACGATGCAGTCGCCAGGAATCAGTCCCGTTCCCCATTGTCCGGGATCACTCGGCGGGCCCAGCAGCTTCGCCTGCAGGATGTCACGCACCGTCTTGCCGGTATCACCAGCCGCCCATGCGCGAATCGGCTTGTCGAATCTCCGGCCCACCCACCAATGCGGATAGCGTCCGGTGAGATGCAGTGTCAGTTCGTAGCCGCCGACCCCTTCGGACTTTCCAATACGATTCGCTGCCAGCATGCAGCGCTCGCGACAATCACCCGCTGCAAAGAATTCGAGATGCTTTGCGTAAAGCTCGCGGCGTAATGGTCCCGTGTCCGGGTAATACGCCTCAATCTGGTTCTGTTCAGTGAGTCGTATCGCTTGGCGGTACAGGTCCCGCAGCTGGCTCAACTCCTCGTCCGTCGCTACGGCCAGCAAGGCGGGCGTGAAGTTCGGCCATGCTCCGGATAAGGGTGTCGCGATCTGGACGCTCATCGTTGATGTTCATGTCCACGGTCTGGGAGGGTTTCCCATCGAGCCTGTCGTAAAGCTCGCTGATCGAATCCTTGTCGCCTGCCAGCGCCTTCTTGATCAGGTTGCGAGCGACCAGACTGGCCGCCTCTCCGGGCTTGCATCCCTCTGCCTCGTACTGGAGCAACTCGCGACGGAGTGCGTCCGTGAGAATGCGATGCTTCTTCGCTCCGTTCTTGTTGCCCTTCGGTGCTCCAGCCATTGAACCCAATCCTAGAATATTGATTCACAAGTGAGTCAATCGAGCTTAGGCGGTCACGCCACCACTCCTGCAATATCAACGACATCGTACGACAGAGTCTGCCGTATCGTTCCGTCAGCATCGACAGCTTCCGCCACCAATTGGCGCCTCTCCCGACATAATCCGTTGCGCAATGCGTTCTGCGCGGCAGAAACCGTCACGGTAACGGCGGTGCCGGGTGTCAGGCTCGTCCAGTCCACGACGGTTGCGCACTGAATTAAATCCTGCACCCGAAATCGCATGCTCGACGGCGTCGCAGCCGCGAGGTCCGAGTTCAATGGGCGAACCGTCACGCGAAGCGTCGTGCCCTCCGAAACTTCCGGAATCGGCAGCGACTGCGGGCCGATCGTCTGGATATCGAGTCTCGCGAGCATCAGTAGAGCACATTGATGTTGGTGGCGGTCGTACCGGTCGAGAGCACCTTGTCCACGGCGATGGACAGTGTCGAGCCGCCCTGCACGTTCGTGAACGTGAGGGCCTGAGCGCCTCCGGCCATCCTGACCGCGACGTCTCCGGTGACGCCGACGTAGAGCGCGCGGCCGGGAGGATCCAGAATCGTATTGTCGGAGGGCGTTACCGCCGCTGCACTGGAGGCCGGGGAGACTTCGCGACTGACTTTGGGGTTTCCAGACATGGCCTACAGTCCTATTCCGAGATGGATGTTCAGGCCGTGCGTCCCGATGGCGGCGGAAGGCCTGATGTTGACGTAGAAGGGCTCACCCGGGGTGGAGCCTGCGGCATTGATGCCAGTGATGGTGTAGGGACCAAAGAGCCCCTGTGCATCGGTGTCGATCGTCAGAAGGCCGGTCGAGGTGTTGAAGCTCCAGCCTGCCTCGAGTGCCGGGCTGATTGAGAATGACGTCTCACCCAGAAAGTACTGGCCACTCGGGAAGTCGTGCGTGCCCGAATTGGGCGCCGCGCCGATCGTGGTAAATGCGGCGACCTGAACCGGCGCCAGAATCGAGTCGAAAAAACCACCAACCACGACCTGGCGAATCTGACCGAGGAACGTTCCATTGCCGAATCCGCCGGTCACGACGTGCGCGATACTCATCGATCGACACCATTCTGTCGGTGCGAGGTGATACATTCAATGTATGAAATGTGCATGCCTAGTTCCTGATTGTGATCGGACTGCCGTGGCGAAGGGTCTTTGTGGCGCGCACTACGTGCGCTTGAAGCGCACTGGCTCGTTCGATACAACTAAATTTGATCCAGCCCCTGTTCGTTTTTGGCGCAAGGTTCAGAAAACAGAAACGTGTTGGAACTGGACAGGCGCCGTCGCGCGTTCGTACGGCCACTTCATGATCCAACAGAAGCCCGCGATCACCGCGAAGGCTCATCGATATGCCTACGAGCATCTAGTTGGCCCAATCCAGAAAGACATGACCGTTGACCATTTATGTCGAAACAAACTCTGTGTGAATCCGGCACACATGGAGATTGTTACCGCCAGCGAAAATGCCAAACGCGGCAATCCACTCCGTGCCACGTGCAAGTACGGCCACGCATACGACGCCGAAAACACCTACCACTATGAAACCGGCCCGCGTAAGGGGCGGCGAAAATGCCGGACCTGTGAACGCCTTCGAATGCGGGAAACTCGCCTTAGGCGCTCCTTGTAATACCAGTCGGGGCGCTCGCGTCGGAGAGAGTCAGCACCGCAGCGGTCGTTGACCCGTCCAATTTCTTGATGGTCATCGTGGTGCTGGAGATGCCAAATTCAGTCATGCGTTGCTGAATCAGGAACAAGGCCTGTGCGACGGTCGGCGCGGCGCCATCCGTGGCATAGCTCTCTGTCAGGGCTCGCGTGAACAATGCATCGACACCCGCGTTCGAGAGTGTATAGCCCGTCTTGTCGCTCACGGTGGAGACGGTATAGCCGGTCTTGTCGTTGTTGGTACCCACGGTCACTGCTGCGGTCACACTGCCCACTGCGCCCGTGACCGAGCCCACCGCGCCCGTGACAGACCCGACTGCGCCTGTGACAGAGCCCACTGCGCCGGTAACGCTGCCTACCGTGGTCGTAACGGGCATCGTGCAGTTCGTGAAGCCGTAGCCTGTAGAGCCGTCGGTCGCGTTCTTGAGGTTCGTGGCAGAAGTGGCATTGCCCGCGATGCGCTGGGCATCCGCCGTGGTGTACTCGCCCATCGTGCCGGCCGTGACATGCGCGGCGCGCGTCTCTTCCCAGACTGCAGCGGCAATCGCGGCAACCGTCGCGGCATCCACGCCCAGCGGGGTCACCATGAACACCGAGTCGCTCGAGGGCGCAACCGTCCAGTTCACTCCGACCGTGGCAACCTTGGTTGAGCCGGTATAACCATTGCACTGCCGTCCCTGACCGGCGCCAGTTCCTGCAATGATGGAGATGATCGAGTACTTGTAGAGATCGTTGGTCGAGGAGGCGGATGCATCCAGTGTGATAGAGCTCGTCGTGCCGGCCTGCGCGGTCGCACTCCGGAAGACCTGCTGGAAGTACTGACCGAAGGTGCCTGCGGCCACGTGGCTCGCGCGCAGTTCGTCCCACACGGCGATCGCATTCTCGGAAGCGGTCGGCGCTGTTGCGCCAGCAATCGCCCCGAACGGGATGATCGTGTAGACGCTGGTCGCATCCGGATTCGTGGCCCATGCCGAGACTGTCGCGACCTTCGTCGAGCCTGCATAGGCTGTGATGAATCTGAACTGACCCGCCCCCGTACCTGACAGGATCTGGATACCGTCGTTCTTGTAGAAATCGTTCGTGGCCGAAGCGCCAGAAGCGAGCGTGATCGTCGTCGCGCCCCCGGCCTGCGCGGTCCCCGAATTTGGCGTCTGCAGCATCGAGCCGAATGAGCCTGCGGTCACATGCCCGCTCATGGCCTCGTCCCACACCTTGCCGGCGATCGCGGTCTGCACGCCGGTCGCCACCGCACTCAGCGTGCCAGTGATGTCCGCATCGATCTCGTTACTGCCGACTGTCGTGGCCTGGAGTCCGTGGCCCGAGGTACTACCTCCTGCGAACGTCGCACCGTTACCGGTCGCGCCGCCTGTGGCTTTGAGGCCCGCGCCAGTGCCATTGCCAGTGATACTGAGGCCTACACCATTGGTCGTGCTCTGCGTGATCGTAACGCCCGCGGCGGCCGAGACATTGCCGGTCAGAGTCGTGGCACCAGTAACCGTCAGTGCGCCCAGCGTGGTCGTACCGGCATTGGAGCCGGAGATCATGAGGCCGCCAGCAGCTCCCGCAGCGACTGCCGGAATGGCGCCCGCCGTGTAAGCCGTGCCGCCGGTGTAGCGCAGATCTGCGCCGGCCTGCAGATCGATGACGAAATCAGTTTCCGCAGCCCCCGATGCGCCGGAAACGCTCACCCCGAGATGCTTCGCTCCGGAGATAGCGAACCGCGCATCTGCCAGCTGCAGCTCGTACCAGCCCTTATGGTTCGTCGCATCCACTTCCTTGAACCGGCACTTCGTCGCCGTCGGCGCGGCATAGGTACCAAGTGTTGTGACGGTCTCAATAGTTGAGCCTGCTACGGTATACGTGGTCGCAGTCGCCTCCACATCTGCGATGGTGGAGATGATGAGCCCGGAGGTATTGAAGGCGAGGCCGGTTTTGCCCGCCCCGGTGGTGACCGCCGAATCCAGAATCTTGAATCGGATGACGACGCTGGTTACGCCATTGAAACGTGAGAGCAGTGACATTTACATTCCTCTCGACATGTCGTGCATGCCGCCCGTCATGGCGCGCGGACGAAGAAGGGTTCCAGTAGAAGCGGTGACGTTGCCGGCTTCCCAGTCATCACCACGAAGCAGCGCCGATGCGATCAATCCGCAGATGCCGGGCTTGCCTGTTGTCAGGATCGACGAAGAATCAGTACGCGTACCGAGTGACACGCCGTTCTTGTAGATCGTGAAGGTCACCGTGCCGCCGGAGGTCGTCGCTTCACATTCGAGCGTATCGCCACTGGCGAATGTTGTATTGAGCTGCGTACCGACTGCTGTGACCGTGCCGTTGACGATCTTCTCGACGACGATTCCCGCAGTTCCAGTGCTGTCGAAAAAGTAGATCCGGTATGCGCTGAAAGAACCAAACGCGCCGCCATTGTTCAGCAGCGAGCCGCCAATCTTGTCGTTCGAACTGAACGAACCAAGAATCTTGACGCTGAAATACTGGTCGGTGGTGAAGGAGCCCGAGCCCTTCCACGAGCAGTCCGCCATGTTCGCGAACGCGTTCTGAAAGCCATTCGTCGCGATACGCAGCTGGCCGTTGTTCGCGTTCTGCTCGGTCCAGTCGGCACTTCCATTGAGCGCGCTGACGTTCGTGCCGTCTGCCGCAGTGAATGGATAGGCAGCGACGACGACGGTACGGGTCATTTCAACGTTTCAATGATTGAAGACGTAGAGCGTCGGACTTGTCTGCAAGTTGGACGCGCCCTGCATGGCAAGAATGCATTTGTATTTCGGGCACGGGATGAAGTTCCACCATGTGTTGTATGAATTCACGAGCCCGTTGGGTACCACTGCAGCGAGCGTGCTCCACGAATCGCCCACCTCGTTATATGCGCGGATGATGGCGTCATTGCCCATCGCCACCATGCTCTTGGCTGGATCGCCAGCCGCCACCAGCGCAGCGGCGCTGCTGTTTGAAGTCCATTCATACAACGGAAGGCCCGGAGGGTAGGCCACCGCAATAGCGGTTCCTTGCGTGGCGCTCGCTGGAATCTTCCAGAGCTTGCGCGGGCCCGATGAGCCGCCGCCACCTACATAGACACAGCCGTCCTTGCGGTTGTATGTGCAGACAGGGAAATCATCCATCGCATCGACCTGACTAGTGCGATCGAGAACGAAGTTCCAAGCGACTGATCCAGATCGCGGCAGGCGAGAACTCCAGATGCCCGAATTGCTCGCCGTGACGATTCCGCCAGCGCCGTTGTAGAGCCCTGGATGGTATGCGACGGCGATGCCGGAACAGTGCGCGTCGATGACGTTGTTCGTCGGAAACGGCGTGTCCTGAGCGCCTGTGGCGTAGATGTAGCGACGGATGTTCTTGTTATCTATGTACGCCTGCGCACCATAGACATCCCCTGTCTGCTGATCGATCGCCGGACCGCCGTAAAACCCGTGCGTGATCTGGGAATTCGGCCCGGCAATCGCAATCGGCGTGATGTATGAATTGTTGGCGTCAACGTATCCAGACATCCATTGCCTCTGGAACGTGCCCGCATTGCCGTGACAAGCGCCCCACGTTCTGGCGATGTCATGCAGCGAATCCCATTCACCCCGCGGACTCTGAGAAAACCACCCGTCACCGCTCTGCCCAGATGGATCAAGTGAGACCGAGTTCGCAACGGTGAGCGTTCCCCACTGATCTGCTGCGAGCCCGCTGATGAGATTGGCGAGTACAGAGCCGCCCGCCGCCACGATCTGCACCGTATGGGCATTGCTCGCAACGGCAGTCATCAGATCACCGGCACGGTCGGCGCAGGATCAATTGTTCCCACGACCAACCAGTTCCAGAACTGAGAGGTGTCGACCGTTGCTGAAACAAAATTCGTCTCATATGCATTCAGATGCAAACCACAGGTGCCCCCTGTGTATCCATCACTTGCCAAACCCACGAGATAGTTGCGCGGGTTATAGACCTGCGTCCACTGAGTTGCGCCTTGTCGCGCGACGTAGAAATCCATCTGGTTGCCGGTACTGCCTCCATAGGAGGCGATCCGGATACGCTGCTTCACATGCATCCATTCATTCGCATAGAACGGGAAGCAGCCGGAGGTGTAGTTGCCTCCGTTATAGAGACAATAGCGTGCCGAGTTCGGCGTGACGCCTGCGCCGTTGTCGATGCCCTGTATGCGAATGTCATTGACCGAGGCATCGAAGAATGCGAAATCCGGCTGACCGTTACCATCATCCCGGTAGCAGGTGAAGATCTGATGCCAGTTCACATTCTGGCCAACGTGCTCAAAGTTCGTGTGCGAGATAGACGCCTGCGGATTCGCTGGGTCATACGCCGACACATCCATGAACTTCCAGCCATCGCTCTGACGCACGATCAGCCGCGAGCTCGGGATCTTCAGGCGCAGATAGATCCAGACATCCGCCGAACCAAAGCCCTGCGTCTTGCTCGTCCAGATCTCGTTGAGCGAGGTGATCCAGCTCGCCCCATTCGCACCGGTCGCCGCAGGTGAATCGATTTTCAGACAGGTTGGAAAATACGGATCGCCCGTATATCTCGACACCAGCGACTTCCAGTACGCAATCGTCTGCCCTCCAACGCCTGAAGCGCCGAAGACATGCTTGGTCTGATCGAAATCTAGCGCCTGATTGCTGAAGTCGGTCGCAAAGGTAATACCCTGCGCCCGCGCTCCGGCCGGGTCGGTCTGATAGCTTCTCGAGAGTGCCGCCCAGATACTCGCCACATTCGAATCATCAGCCGTCAGGATATGACCGCTCGTGCTCGCAATCGTGCCCGAGCCGTTGTACTCATAACGCTGCTGTGTCTGGTTGTACGTCACGCCCGTGGGCAGCGCGACCGCATTCTTGGTGATCGTCAGTGGATCGTTATTCGGATCTGAGACGTAGCCTGCAATCGACTGATTGCTCGCCGTGCCCTGCACGAACGTGATCGTCGGAACGGTCGTCCAGACCGGGGCGCCGGTGGACTGTGTCGTTGCTGCGGAGGCTGTCGACTGCATCGATTCATTCAGCGCGACATCCCGTGCGCTAACCCGGTATGAATACTGTGTGCTCGCCGCAAGTCCTGTATCGCTGTAGCTCGTTCCGGTAACCGTCGTGCGCAAGGACCCATCCCGATAGATGCGATAGTCCTGCGTGCCGCTCACCAGCTCGCTTGCGCCACCGGCCGCATCGACCGATGCGTTCCACGCCAGATTGATCTGAGAGCTCGAGACTGGCGTTGCCGTCACTCCCGTTGGAACGGGCGGCGCGGTCACATCCGGGGCATAGGTGACAAAGCTGATGACCTTGTCCGTATGGCTGAAAGGATCAGAGGCCCGGATCGTGATCGAGACATTCTGCCCTGCGACGGTAGGTGTTCCCTGCAGGCGATTGACATTGAAAGTCACCCCTGTCGGAGCATTGCCAGACACCACCGAATAGCTCAGCAGATCCGAATCCGGATCGGCGGTGTAGGTGCCGAACTGCAGGAGATACGCATTGCCGACAATGAGCGACTGCAGAGGCACCGTGCTCCACACCGGAGCCGTATTGCCGAGCGTCGTGACCTGAATCGAGTCGGACAGGTCCGTTGCGTTTCCCTGTGCGTCATTCCCCTGCACGGCAAACGTATAGGTCGTCGAGGGCACAAGACCCGTGACGTCATACATCAGCAGCGAGGTGGTCGGAGCGCGCGGAACGCCATTCACGTAAACGGTGTACTCGACAATCGCTCCGAGTCCTCCCTGTGGGGCAAGGACTCCGATGACTCTCATGGCGGCAGCCAGGTCAGCCGAACGGTCGAGGAATTCAGCGCCTGACCTGTCAGATTCCGGGGCTTCACAATCGGCGGCGCCATCGAGATGACGAGCCCGATCACGGTTTTCGGATCTACATCCGTGCCCGCAGGCAGACTCTGCAGCAGCACGATACCCGGTGTGCCCTGACTGACGATGTAGGCCACATCGGCCAGCAGATACGCCGCCGCGAGGGCTGCCACCGCACTGGCCTCATCGAGCGCAGGTAACGCGCCGGAAGCAATCAGTCGTGGCACGCTCACCGGCCCCACCACGATATCTACCGCCCAGTCCACCGCGTTGTTGTACAAATCGGTGGATCGTAATGTCACGCCCAGTGTGATCCCCCGAACGGTCGGCGTTCCGGTCCATGCACTGTTCACAACAGCAAGACCCGTGGGCGGAGAACTCACGGCGGTCACCACGACCGGATCCAGTTCGGGGTCTGGCGTATAGCCGGTCAGATCAACCGGGGTGAGCGCGACATTAAGCGGAAAAAAGAAAGTCGTTCCCGGCTCCGGAGTGAGCGGAGCCTGATCGTTGATCGCAATGTCGGCGGCGCCGTACAACGCATTCAGCGACGTATCGAAAATATCAACACTCGCCAGAACCTGACGCGATCGATCTCCGTTCGCAGCGACCGAGACAATCCCGTCTGCCGTGGGCGTTACGGCATACCCTCCCGGCGAACTGGTTGCAGGGGTGATCAGAATATCGCCGGTCACCACCGGCGGAGTCTGGCCATAGGCCAGAGAGAAGGGGTCCCATCCTCCTCCGGGTTGAGTCAGAACAGTCTGAACCATCAGCCGGCCCGACAGGTGCCGTTATAGTTCGTCGGACATGCACTCAACAGCGCAGGATCTGCATTGATGGCCGCACGAATGCTGGTCGTGTCATTGGGCGCGGGGCGTCCCAGCACCCACAAACCGTGAGTCACGCCTCCGGCCTGCATGAAGTTGACGAGGTTCGACGGCGGTCCGTTATCGTGCGCCCCGCCCAGAGCGGCGGTTGAGGCCATCATCATGCGCGGCATCTTGCCGCGGTAGTCAAATGCGGCCGTGCCATCATCGGTTGCTCCACCGTTGAAGATCGTGTTGGCCGTCGTGGAGTACGCATCCGGATCGCCCATCGCGCATCCATTCTGATACAGCGATTTGATCAATCCTGCGATTTCCCCCGTGGTGAAGTTCACCTGTCCACAAACGATGGTATAGGCGGCCGCAGGAGCCAGCGCGGCATACATGCGCTTGAGCTGCGTCGCGTAGCCTGAACGGGTGAAACCCGCGGGGAGCGGTGTCGGCAGACCGGTGGAGCTCTCCGGGAAGATGAACATCTCCACGTTCGGATTGCTGTCGTATCGAGCGATAATATCCAGAGAAAGCTTGATGTACTCTCCCATCACATCGATGTTCGTATCCCAGACGTTCGCGATGAAGCCATTGCTCGCCGTCGAGTAATGCTGAAAGTCGCTCGGCATCAGCAATGCAGGATTGCTGGTGTTGAAAATCTTGTATGACCACTGAAGGATTGCTTTCTTGCCGCGTGCCACGCACGCCGCCACATGATTGTCGAACAGACTGTAATCCCGGGCATTCAGGGTCGGCGCCACCTGTACCCAGCGGACTTCACAGTCGCAGTAGACAAATTCATTGTCATTCGCAAGCGCGCTGTAGTTGCTCGAAGCGACTACCGCCTGATTGGTCCGGATGCCATGGCCGGGATTCCATTTCTTGTAGGCCGTGACGAGCGGCGTACCTATAACCCCGGCAGACTCTGCCGACAGGTTGTTCGCGACATCCCGCGCGCGGAATTTCCCCGTCTTTGCGCTCGAGCTGTTCACCGCGGTGAACGTCATCCGTCCCTGATTGCTCACCCAGATCTGATCGAGGGTTGCCGAGACCGCAACGCCATTGACGCGCGAGCTGATGAAAAAGCCGATGAAGGCCGTCGCACCCAGCGCAAAGGAACTCGTCAGGAAATCTGTCCAGGTCTCCCCATCGGTACTGGATCTCGAGATAATCGAGGACCCTGTTCTCTCCATCTGCAACCAGCGCGGCAGCGCCAGGCCGCTCGCCGAGGTCAGCTGATTGGTGGCGCTGCCTCCCTGAGTGCCGCGCATCTTGACTTGAATCGAGCCATCGGATTGCTGACCGTAGAACGCAACAAACCGGTCGAGCCCTGTGATGTTCTCGCGGATCATCAGACCGCAAGAGCTGAACGCATCCGCGGCGGACGTGAAACTTGAGAGTTTGCAGCTCAGCTTGGGGTTGCCCGAAACCTGCGCATATCGAAAGGGGAAAGATTCAGTCGTTCCGTGTATCCCTGCTCCCCCTCCGGAGAGGGTCCACGTATTGCCATTGGCGCCACTGCCCTGTACCAGACTGGGTACAGGCGTGGAAGCGCCGAAGTTGATCAACGTCCAGGTCGGGGAGAGCCCGGCGGGGACTGTTTTTTCCTCAACCGTAGATCCTGCGATCCGCAATTGCACGGCCGCCATCGCGCCTGCATTCGTTCCACTGTTGGCATCACCCGGAACATCGCAGCTGAACGTCAGTGTTCCGGGGCCTGCAACGACTGCGCCACCGGTGGGCACGCATGGCGCCAGCACATCACTGACCGCCGCGGTCCAGCGCCACGAGATGGGATTGCTGTACACAAACCCGGTGCCATCGTTGGCACCCAGCTTGAAGCTGCCACTGCCCGCATTGGTGCCGGGATTCGTGACGTTACTGCCGGAGACGCCCCACCCATTGGCGATGGCATCCGTGCCCGAGACGGTCACGACACTCAGGGTGGCGGTAGCCGCATTGGTGCCCGCCAGATACTGTCTGACGTTGCTGGAGAAACTCGTCCCGACGGTGCGATCGGCCACCAGTGCTGCGAAGGTCTGCAGCCCCGAATTATCCCAGCTGAGGGTAAAATACGGTGGCTTGTCCCCGGCGGGATAATGCAGGTCCAGTGAACCGTCCGGACTGGGAATGCAGATCAGATTGCGCCGGGCCAGAGCGGTCATGCGCTCAGCACTTGAACTCGCCGAACCAGAACGACAGGTACAGGTATGCCCGGGCCGGATGCGTCAGTTGCACTCCGGCCTCGCAGCACCCATCGCACATCAGGACATCACGCGCTTTAGAGCGTCCACAGCCGCAGACAATCTCGCCATACCAGCCCTCACTTCTGTGAGCAGAGGGCGGTGTGCCGTCGGCCACGGTAAGTGGGACTTGCGAGCGTCACATCCGATTCGGCAATCTCGCGGTAGCTGTTCGTGCTGATCTTGAAGGCCTCGGCGAGACAAGGCGCCCCGATCTTCACGGTGCCTTCGACGTTGCCCCGGACTGTGGCGGTGCCGGCCGCGTCCAAAACAGCCTCATAGACCGGCCTCGTGGCCTGTGTGCCGTTCGCAGCGACCGCCCATGTCACCACCGGTGTCGGCGCTGGAGCCGTCAGCGTCACGCTGGCGACATTCGATGGATCGCTTTCGACACCGGCGTTCGTGTACGAGCTCACCGTGAAATACCACGTGCCTGCAGCGAGATTTGGAACCACGTAACTCGTGACGCCCGCGCCAGCGACCTGAATCATCTGCGTGAGAGCCGTGGGCGAGGTGCCGTAACGAATGCGATAGCCGGCGAGATCCACAAGCGCACTCCCGTCAATGTACTGGGTTGGGGGCACCCAGTTGAGGGTCGAAACACCCGTCCACGTAGGCGTCGGAACCGGAGCAGGAGCGGTCGTGAACACCATCGAGCCGTAGCGCTGCCAGCCCTGCAGCGTCCACGTCCACGAGTACGATTGCATGTAGCTCGTGGGCTGCCACTGCTGTATCGCGCAACCCGCCAGTGTCGTGCCAGGCGTGGCCGCACCACCCACCGCGCCACTGCAGAACAGAACGAGCCCGGGCGGCGGAACTGTCGTGGAGTTTCCAAGATGCGTGCACGCGGTGTACGGCTGGCCCGTCACGGCATCGGAACAGGTGACGACCTGCGCGTGAACGACAGGCACGGCAAAGAGCAGCGCGAGCAGGAGGTAGCGCAAGGGAACTCCAGAAATGACGAAGCCCGCACGACGGCGGGCTTTTCATGGGCAATTCGGGGATCAGGCTTTCAGTGAAAGCTTCTGACGATTGAGCGCGTCGAAAGACAGTTCTGGGGAGCGTATGACTTGACAGGAATTTTTAGCGGGTTTCACCACAACATGCAACATCTTTCCTCTTGGCTGACAATCAGTTGTGGAGTCCAACAGCGAAACAGCAGGTGACCATATGCGTGCGGCAATCCAGTAATGAAGCCGATCGATGAAGCGCCAGTAGTCAGGTGGAGTAATTCCAAGACGCGCCGCCTTCTCCTTTGCGTTGAATCCGATCACGGCGTAATGAGCAAAAGCGATTGACTGCAAGGCTTCAGGAGCCCCAATCAGCGCGTGCGCAACCGTCAGACCATCTCCGACATGCCCCTCTTCCGTGAACTGGACAGGGCGCGGGAAGAATGTGTCTCGCCCGAATGCGGTGCGCTTCTTCTGGCGCAGGATAGGCGTGGGCTTTGTCGGATCGAACTGACTTTCCCTGGCGCGCGCAATCGACGAGCGGCCGGGATGCCCCTGGTTCGTGTCCGAGCGCTTGTGCAACTCCTGCGCGCCCCATATCTGACACATCTCGTGAATCGCGTCGATCACTGCCGGTCCCCACGATTGCAGGCGAGACGACCGAGGCCGGACGTCATCACGCAATCATGCGCCACGTGAAACAGAACTTTGGTTCGTCATCGCTGCAATTCTTTCTTGGAACGGCGATTCCTGGCCTGCTCAGATGCCGTTGCCCAGCGGCAATTTCCCGGTTCGTAGTTTCCATAGTTATCGAGTCGATCTATCGAGGTAGCGACTGGCGGCTCGCCCATGTCAGCAAGAAAATTCTCGAACGATTGCCAGCGATCGCATACGCTGATTCCTCGCCCGCCATAGTTTCGATAGCTTGTATTTTTCTTATTTTCACAGCGAGCCCGCATCGCAATCCAAATCTGGTACACCCTCGGCCTGCGATGCCCCACGGTAATTGCGGCGGCATAACCGTGAGTCTTCTTGACCTTGGTGAACTCTTCAGATTTCGAGAGCGCACGCACCTTCTCGCTTATGACTTGGCGTAAGTAGCTCACAGCCATGCCAGTCTCAATCGAGAGTTCCTCGTAGGTGGGCGTGAGCGCCCTCTTCCAGGCAACCTCGTACAACAACGCTTCTATTTCAGGCGTGATCTTGCGTATTGCGCTCATGCAGTGCGTACCGCCCCGAGGTCGCGGTAGACATCGTTTTCGGTACGCCAGATCCAGACCGGAAGCTGGCGCTCCTTGCATCTGGCGAGAAATAGCACCTGTTTGTCGGTATAGGGCTTCGAGACGCGATGAGTGATCTTTGAATCGTTCTTGATCTCAAGCGGCACCCAGCGCCCACGCCAGCCGCACCAGAAATCCAAAGGCCCTATCTGCTCAAATTGAACACCGAGCTGGCTAGCGATCGTAACGAGGTCAGACTCATTTGCATCGCGCTTGCCGGCGTAGCGCGGCATGCTCATCGCGCCAGCTCGCACAGATGCTGGGCCTCAGCGAGGCTCAGTCGTACACCCAGCGGAATCGATTCGTGCGCGGGCTGCTTTCGTTTCCACGCGCTGTACATCGGCACGCCCTTGACCGGGCTTTTGTCCACAGAAAAACCCCCATCCGCGCTCAGCACGTAGCCAGCGAGTTCTCCAGTCCTGACTGGCGTCTGCCACTCCAGAGGCGGGAGTTCCGCCTTCGGCGTCTCCCCTACTTGAGGCGTTTTGACTGGGATTGGAGAGTGTTTTGCGAGGATGTCGAACATCCGCTGTTGGCTCACGTCTTTCTGCGGTTTGCGCATCGGCTGATATGGGGCTTGAGCCATTCACGACACCCTCTCTGCGCGATACCTGTGCTCACGATCCGCATGGCAGCGACGACACATACGACTGCTGCCATACATGTAGAGATTCGCAACGGTGTAGGCATGCCCCCGCGCGCACGTATCACGCTTCTGATTGGCCATACGCTTCTTGGCGGAAGCATCCCGCATGTTGTCCGATTGGGTTCCAAGGAATAGATGATCGGGTCTGACGCAATCACGGATATCGCAGCGGTGGCATACCTGCATGTTCTCGCTGATGGCGCCAAAGGCCTGCATATAGCTAAAACGATGGGCTAGAACCTTGCCGCCATGGAGTGAGAATGATCCGTACCCATTGGGGGCCTTGGTACCAATCCAGAGCCAGCATCCATCCGACCTTTTGACCAGCCTCCAGAACCGTGTTGACGGGTGCTCGGTTATTTTGAAGACCACATATCCTCCTGAGAGACGTACTTTTCTGCCTTGTGCATCGGCTTGTACGCGGATTGAGTCATCTATGGCACAATACTTGCGATGTTAACCACGCCCATGAACGCCCTTCTTCAGCTGCTGCTTTCAGACCCAGCGCGAGTGATCAACTCTGGCGTCCAGATCCCGTGCGGCCTGCTCTCTGTTCTGGAGCTGGAAGACGACGAAGCCATCAGAACAACTCCCCTCCCGGCTGCACTCCAAAACCAGCGGGCATCGTTCGTACGGTTATGAAACTCCCCTCCCCGTCTGGAATCGTCCAAAACGGGGGACATGCTTTCGCATCACGCATTCGCTGTCTCTGACGTTGAGCCGTAGTCATCTGCTGGTTTTGACGCTCGCGGCATAAGTCCCAGTGATCACTGCCATCCGGGTTCGTCGGCACCCACTTCAGCACTCCGCTGAATGCCTGGCGCTTCCACCCGAGTTCACCTCCACACTTCCGGCACTGACTCACTACTTACCTCCTAAGGCTTTCGTTGGTGGTGAATCAGGAGCAAGAGCCCCCCTAACCCCCATTTCTGAGGGCGTCGTATTTTCAGATCGCCGTATGGAGCCATCTCTCACATTCCAGCCCAGAGCCTTCTTTTGCGTGCGGCTCCAGTTCAACCCGACTCGTCATCCTGGTGATCGCCGCGCGCCCTCAGCAGTTAAGTGAGGGCAGCGATCAAAGGGCTTCGAGTCACCGAACTTGCACCGGCCTGACACGTGGCAGATTCAGTCCATGCCAAGGGACATAAATCTATATATGGCTATTGCTCTTCAGTCTGTTCTGTGCCGCTGGGATAACCTGCAGATTCCACGGCACATGAAGTCCGCTAACGCGAACTCCGTTCAACGGAACGATGTGATCGACTTCGTGGCGTATGCCCGTAACTACCGTCTTCTCTACGCATTGGTGATAGATCGAACGGATCGCTGATCTATCGCTCCATCGCGGAGTCGCCTGTCGCAGGCCTGCACGTCGCGCTGCTGAATCGGCGAGCGACTGCACATGACAGTTTCGGCATTTCACGGTTGGCTCGTTGTGGTAAACCCAAGCCGGCCACTTTCCGCGGCCCCAATTACTACCTTGCTTACGTGCCAGTTGGCCTTCACCGGACTTCTTGTAGGTCTTCAGACAACGCTTACAGACTCTCATTGAGAATGGCCCAGTGCTGTCGTACTGCCTTGGAATTCACACACCCCGACCGGGACGCTTGCGCGGGACTCTTGAGGTGTGCGTTTGAAAGAGATCAGCCCGCCTGCCCCACGAATGAGTGCAGGTGTCACGCCCTTGGGCGGTATGGACGGGCTGAAAATCATGGAAGTGCCGATCGTCAATTCGACCGTGATTTCGGAAACAGCGAGCGCGCAAACATCTCGCGTCGTGAGCCGTTCAAAACCTTCGCCTCGAGCAAACGATTTAACGGAAGGCGCGACTTCGCCGTCTTATGACGAGTCTCGGGTTGCAGCGCGATTTTCTCTGGCAATGTGCGCATAAGAAAAACGAATTAGGCGGAGAGCGCTGAGTCGCGCTTCGGAACAGATTGCCCGCGCTTCTTGATCGGTAGCTTGGAAGCTTTGAACTTCCCTTTGCTGAGAACCTCGATCTGGAACGCCCGGTTTTCGGGGATCAATCCGTCGTCCCACTGAGAGATTGCCTGGGTGGTGCACTCGAGTGCCGCCGCCAGACCGGAGATGCCGCCGAAGTGTTTAATGACGTCGCTGAGCTGATGCATGCCCCCGAGCGTAAATCCACT